TAAAAACGTTGAGATTGTTCGTTCACTTTGATTTCCATTCCGTTCCCCTCCAAAATAAGAATTTTGTATTAAACCTCAATAGTTAAGTTAATAGCTCCAACTTGATCTAAACTTACTAATAAGTTCTCTGCTACTAACTTTGCCTTTTCATCAGTAGCAACTGCGATTTTCTCTCCATCTACGGTAATTATTGCTTGTTCTCCGATATACTCCATTTTTACATCCTGCATATTTCACATCTCCTTTTCTACAAGATAACTATTTTGTACTAATTGACTCCCAATCAAATGTTTCTAATATATTCAATAACCGTTCTACTTTTGGTGCTCTCCATGCCGTCATAGCGTATGTATGAGCTTTTGATGTGTAATGATGTTTATTAAGTTCCAAGTGGCGTTTCGCTTCTTCTTTTGTTAGCAACATAGTGTCAGGTACAATAAAATCCTCTTCTTTTACAAAAACTGTGCCATAGTACCCACATTCGTTCATATTGTTCTCTACATACTCCCATAACTCATCGAAGTTCTCATTTCCGTCATTGATAAGCTTCTGCAATTCTTCATCTTCTTCAATTTCATCTTCAAAATATTCTTCCAAGAACTCTTTTAAATCACTAAATTTAGAGAATTTAACATGATCACCATCGTTAAAGAAACGCTCCTCATTCCCACTGTCATAATTCTCGTTTCCTGGAACAAATCGATAATCCTTGATTACCCAAAATCTTGGCGCTGCGTTCCCATCAGTTTCTTGTGTTTTTAATTCCTGCTGAAGTTCCTTTAAAAATTGAATATCCTTGTTCATTTCCCCGTTCCCCTTTTCGATTAATTTTTATAATGTTGCCAATCCATACCATCCAAATTAATAGTTTCTTTTCCGTAAACTTTACGCCCACGCCCTTGCTCGACTTCGGTTATTTCGTACCATTTACCGGTATCATCATCTTTCACAACACCTTTACTTGGTTTGTAAGAGAACGAAAATACCTTTTTCCCATCAACATAAAATGGATACATCCGTAATCACCCCTTTTTAATAAAAACCCGACAAGCTCATCCCAACTGAGTGTAATTCGCATGTTTGGTTACACGTTCCATATAATCCATGAAACTTATTCCGAATATCTAGCTTTCTCCCGCATTCACCACAAACACTAAACACTTTTGTGAATCTCCATCGTTGCTTTTTCATTAGTTCATTTCCCCTTTCTTAATAAAATTCAAAATCTATTACATTAACACTTTGGTTTAGTTTTCTGCTTCTCTTCTTTTTATTTCGTTGTTTATTTTCTCAAGTGTGTTAATATATGCTCTTGCTGAATGAAACCAATTATTTCTTATAGCTTCATCGCAATCGTAAATGTTGTTTTCTCTTGCATACATCAATTCTCTTTCTGTCCATGTTTCCATTGGTTTTTTATCCATAACATTTAATTCCTTTCTTATAAAATTCAAATTTGGTCTTACTTTACGCCCGTGCTACCAAACCCACCGGATCCGCGCTCGCTTTCCGATAGCTCGTCCACTTCCACAAAATGGGCTGTTTCCACTGGCGCTATAACGCCCTGTGCAATGCGTGTCCCTCTTTCAATAACATGTGCTTGCATATTAGGCCCTACAACTCGTTCAGTGTTATCAACAATTACACCAACTTCTCCCCTAAAACCGCTGTCCACAGTTCCAAGTATCACTCGTAACTTCGTATTACGCGTCATACCGCTACGTGGTCTAACCTGCAACTCATACCCTGGTGGAATCTCAAAAGCTAGTCCAGTCGGTACCACTTTTGTTTCTCCTGGCCAGATAATTGTGTCCTCTGCTGCTACCAAATCGAATCCAGAATCGCCAGGATTCGCGTATCGTGGCAGTTCCACGTCTTCATTTAACCGCTTGATTTTCACTCTTAATTTCATCTTCCCCGCTCCTTATAAATAACTTTCCAATTTCTCTTTCTGCTTTTTCAACACTTCCAAAGAGAGCGTCGTCTTCCGCTTCTCGTTATCCAATCCCACCAAGTGATATTCCATCTTGCGAATCTCACTTTCTACTACTGCGAGCTCACTCTCAACCTGTACTCTTGTAGCTTCTTGCTTCACACAATCCCTCCTATAAGCCTAATTCGCTCATGATCTTTCCTTCTTCAAATCCCCTAACAATATTGCCGTTCTCAAATTTGAAAGCAGGTAAACTCATTAGGCCTAAATCATCAGCTTCAACTTTATAAATGATATGTTTATCAATATTTCTTTCTTCTAACTCAATATCTACTGGTGCGAATCCTAGAAAGTGCTTTGCTCTTTTGCAATTCGGGCAGTCATTTTTTGTGTACATAATAATCTTAGTTGCCATTCTTATTACCTCGCTCCGCTTCTTGTTTTTGGTAAAACTCTTTAATCGCTTTTTCCCAATACGTGTAATTACAACTTGTTATGTTCATTGTTTCGCCCCTTCTAATAGCCGTTCCAGTTCCTCGCAACTTCCCTCATAAAGATCACGGCCGTCACCCAATTTAAATATATTCCTCTTAATCAATTTCTCGATCAGTAAATCTTGTTCGCTCATGTGTCCTCCCTAGCTTATTTGTTTCTTCTTATATTTACGTGGTGGCTTTGTTGCTGCCTTTTGTTCATCCCACCCAAGCGATATTCTCTTAATATATGTGTTGTATGGAATTCCATTTTCTTCAGCAAGCTTCGCGTAATACTCATGATCTTTTCGTTCTTTAACTGGTATATTAGCCGCATCATATAGCGAATAACCCTTTGACCTTCTATAAGAGAAGAGTGGTTGACTAATTCCGTTTTGCTCTGCTACTTGAGCCATTCCACGGTGTCGCCCTGGGCCTCTTCCTCCAAGCGGTTTAGTGATTGCCTTTTCTATGCTCCATCCATGTTCAATTCTTTGATTAACATTCTTTTTGCTAATACCATTTTTTAGTGCTAAATCGTAATCATCATTAGTTGGAATTTCCTTGCTATTCATTGTTTTACTCCCCTTCCTCTAGAACGGCCTGATATTGCTGCCGATTCGTTTCGAGTCAATCTCGGAACAGTTGCTGCTTCAAGTGGATCCCAATAAGATTCCTTAATACGCTGACGAAACAACTTATATCCGATTCCATTTCTTTCTGCCATTTCTAACTCTTTCTTATATTTTTTTGCAAACGATTCGTTAACTGGTCGTGTTATGGCCCTTAGTATGTTCCATCCTCGGATAATTCGTTGATCTACATTATTTTTGTTAATACCGTTATTTTTGGCTATTTCGTATTGTTCCCAAGTCGGGACTGGAAGGTAATCATTCATCCTCTTAGCCTCCTAATCCATCGCCATTATTTCTTTCAATGATTTATCTGAAACATAAGTGTCGTTAATTATGATGTTTCTTCCGTACTTCTTCCTTGCCATTCCCTCGGCTTCGCTATCTGTCTTCGCTTCAAACCATCTCAACTTTTGCTTTTGATCTTTATCAAAGAAATCCACTGCATATGTTGGTATTGCTGGTTTTTTTGCAAGGAATTTATCTGCCGTGCTTGTCGCTGCGTAATCAGAATGACCTAATATGTCATCGATGCTTAGTTGATCACTCATTGTTCAAACCTTCTTTCGAGATTAACGAACTTGCCATATTCCTTAACGAATGCCAATTCTACAGATCCGACTGGGCCATTCCTTTGCTTTCCTATGATGATTTCAATTGTGTTTTTGTTTTCAGTTTCACGATCGTAGTAATCTTCACGATAAAGGAACGCTATAACGTCCGCATCCTGCTCTATTTGCCCACTCTCACGTAAATCTGACATCATAGGTCTTTTGTCTTGTCGTTGTTCTACACCACGGCTCAGCTGAGATAGAGCGACCACACATACATCTAATTGACGAGCCATCGTTTTCAGCGTCCGGCTGATTTCTGCAATCTCTGCTTGTCTGTTTCCTTTATGTACCGGATTCCCCGTTATAAGTTGTAAGTAGTCGATAATTACCATGATTCGTTTTCCTGGATATTCATCACACAGCTTTTTAACTTTCGACCAGATGAAATTGGTTGTAATTCCAGCATCATCAAAGATTCGAATATTTTTTTGATTCATCATCCCCATTGCTATCGAAAGGTTAGTGAAATCTTCATGTGTTAGTTCACCAGTTTTCATTCGATTCCCATCGATATTTCCGTTAATGCTGACCATTCGTTTCAAGAGTTCTTTTTTACCCATTTCAAGTGAGAAGATTGCTACAACATCGCCTTCTCCATGCTCACCAGCTGCATTGTTGCCTACGTTTAAACAGAATGCCGTTTTACCTACAGATGGTCTTGCTGCTACGATGATTAATTCTTGTGGTTTGAATCCTGCTGTCATTCGGTTCAATTCAGTGAATCCTGTATCCATTCCAGCCAACCCTCTTATTGGATTTTCTAGTTCCTCATACATTTCAACAAGCCCATCCCGAATTCGCCCGTCACTGTTCTTTTCCTCGCGGCTCAAATTTAGTAATGCTGCCATTTGCGTTTGTATTGCAAGTTCCGTGTTGTCTCCGCTATGTACTGCCTGTTTTAGCGCTTCTGTATTTTTTACAACTTCACGATCACGCCACTTACTCCATACAATTTTTTCATAGTATTTAATATTAGTAGTACTTGGCGTAACCTCTGCTAATTGAGCAAGGTAACCAACGCCACCTACACTTTCTATAAGCCCCTTCTCCGCTAATCTAGAGGTCAATGTTACAAAGTCCACTGGTTCACTATTACTATCGATTTCTAGCATTGTACGGAAGATTTGAACGTGCTGAGGACGATATAATTGTTCAGGTTGCAAATTTATATCTTTTAACTTGTCCGGGTCTAAAAGTATGCCGCCCAGAAGTCCTTGCTCCGCTTGGATGCTATAAAGCCCTGTGTAATCTAATGCCTGTGTCATTCGCTTCCCCTCCGTCTAATCCCCAAAATCTTTGCTATCTCTTTCAAATGTTTTTCCCGTTCCTCTGGCGGCGCAATGTCTTTGCTATTTTCATCCCACTGATTGAACATCGATTTTGTATCCGCAACAGTTGGTCCTGTATATTTCACTTCATGATATTCTTTTAATAAATCAGCTGGCTTAGGAGGAAATTGATTGTATTTTGCATAGTTAGAAAGGTTTTTTAGCATTTCCTCATATTCTTGTTCTGATAGAGTGCTAGTCCACAAATCGATTTTTAATTGAGTTACTTCGAATATCGGATATAGCGCACTGATTGCCTTTAATAATTCAAACGTCTGCTTTTTATTCAAGGTCAAAGTCCTCCTCTCTTAACTCCTGCTTCCCTTTAGTTGATTTTGGCTTTTTCATCTCTCTCTCACTCTTAACCTTTGCGATTAGAACATCGAATTGCTTTCTTAATTTTGACGGAGAAAGGATGTTAGATCTCCAAAAGTTATCATTCTGCGACCAATTAATAAGGTACTTAATTGCTTCATCAGTTCGATTGTCACGTTCTCTCATTAAACGGAAGTCATTAGCCCATTTATCAAAGTTAGGTTCTTTTGCTGACAGATTGTTTTGTAACATTAATTCAAATAACAATTTTGCGTTCTCCATGTCGGAAGTTGAAAACTTGTGACAAGAAGGTTTTTTTTCTTTTTCTTTTTCTTTTTCTTTTTCTTTTTCTTTTTGTCCCCGTATCGTAGCTATATATTTACGTAACGTAGACGTATCGTAAATTTTGTTCTCTACAGCCTCTCGTAACGTAATTTCATTTTCTTCCCGTTCCTTTTCAAACACTTGAAGCTCTGCTATTTTCTTCAAAATCTTTTCTTTATCTAAACCAGATGATTCACAGAAATCTTCTATTCTATCCATACTTTTCATTCCGTTTAGTTTTGCTGAAGTAACTACTAGATTAGAAGGTGATCCGTATCCACCTAAAGCAGCAGGGAAAATATGATCAACTTCGACTTCTGCTTCTGATAACTCTTTATCCGTATAGAAGCACTTGAATCCGTCCCGTGCGATTACATAATCTCTAACTGTTACTTTTTCGAGTTTTTTCGGCTGACTTCGAGAAGGGATATGTTCCGCTTTCCCTGTTTCTAAAAACTCTGTGAAAATAGTTTTTATTTTTTCATTTGTTATTTTGTGATGAACAAATTCAAGTAAGTTTTTATCATGTATAAGTTTCAGTTCTTTTTTTACGCAATCCTCGATAGGTTTTCCGCCTTTAACGAGATTAAACTTACCCCAATTTTTAATAGCGACCTCTCTAGTTTCGAAGTTATATCTAATAACTTTGTATTTTTCTTCGAATCGTTCTAACAAGCTTTTTACTGCTTCTATTGACAAACCAAGCTCGAAAGCTATTAACTTTGGTGTTATTTGATAAACGCCTATTTGCGTTGTTCTTGCGTTTGTTAATAGGTATAAGAAGAATAATTTCTCTTCCGGTATTAAAATTTCTGAGACTAATGAGTCGTTCCAAAATTCTGTTTGTATATGTCTGTATATAGCCATTTAGTTCACCTTCTTCATAACCACTTCATAATAAAATCCGCGATCTCTTTCCTTTTTGATGCAATTTTTAAATAAATGTGGGTTTTCTTCTTTTTGTGAAGCGACTGTTTCTAAAACCCTACGAATCTTAAATACATATTCAAATCCTTCTTCGTCTAAAGGTTTGCATTTCTCGATTAATCCAGTAACAGTTTCATCTTTCAAATACCGTTCGTTTGCGTTTCTACCGAAGAATGCTAGGCGCATAGGACCACTTCTAATGATTGTTTCCATCTTTTAATCACACCTCTCGCAAATAGCAAATCCTTTCGATACTTTCAGGACCCTATAACCTGGGTAGCGTTTTGGATTTATATATTTCAGTACGTTTTGTTTTACTTCGTCTGTTGTTTTGGCACCCTCCCAGCACCAAGCTGGAAGGAGCACCTTGCTTTGTTTGTCAATCATGCGATTTCCATTTCCATGTTTTCAAAGTCGATTTCTTCTTGTTCTGGTTGTTCTTGTGCTTTTTCTTGTTCTTTCGCACGTCTCTTATGTTCTAAATCTAAGAATTTCACAAGGCCTGTAAGTTGCTGAAGGTTTAACTCAGCTGCTGGCACTTTGAATTGTTTGACTGCAATTTCTTGTAAGTCTTCATTTGTCATGTTGTATTTACTTAGTTTCGCCATTACTTCACTTTGTTTTTTCTTTAATTCAGCTTCTGGGTCCACCGTTTCGCCATCTTCAACTTGAATTTGATTTGGTTTATTTGGCGTGATATCTACACGTTCATAAGATGATGTTTCTTCTACTGAGTTAGTTGAAATAGGTTCATCTTCTCCAATTTCAATTCCATATTGTTGTTTAGCGGCACGTTTTGTTAAATGCTTCTTAAACATGTCATTGAACCAACTTTTCCACATGCTACTGTTACGTCCAGTTTTCATATGTTCAACTTCGCTAGCTTCCATAAGAACAACAACATCATCAAATCCTTCACGTTTCGCAACTGCGTATCCACCAACGACTTGTCCTCTTGGGAACCCAACTGAATGTGTGATTTCTTTACTTGCTGCATTAAACTTAAATTCATCATTTTCGTGTACCAGTTGAACATCTACACCTTTGTATCCGTCCGATTTGCGAGCAAGAGACAGAATCCCTTCTACTGCAATTTGAATGCTCATTGTTGGGCCTTTTTGGCTGTTATATACAATGCAATGAACATGATTTAGGAAAGGATTTAACCCTGAATTCACACAAGTTTGTACGAATAAAGCGAATTGTTCATTTGTTGTTCCTGCTGCGATAGTGCTTTTAATTGTGTCTAACTCTGATTTCGTAAAGTTACCGATTACCTTATCTGTATTAGGTGCTGCTGTTACTTGATTAGCCATTGATTACTTCCTCCTTTTTAATTCCTTCTGTTTTAATCACGAACTCTGTATCTTCAACTTTTGCAATAATTAACTGCCCTGTTGGTTTTGTGAAGTTTATGATACTTTCAGCGTTATCAACAAAACATGGAGCCACTAATTCAGACTGCTTGCTCAATACTTCAACAAGTTCTAATCCTGCTTTAATCTTTTCAGCTGTAGAAAGTCTACTGTATGGCTTACCGTCCATTAAGATTTCAAATGTCGCTCTCTCTTCACCGTTTTTAAGAGTTTCGTAGAGCTGTACATCAATGTTTGTGAATAAGCTTTGAATCTTATTCACCATTAGTTCAGAACGTTTTGTACGGAATTCTTTGATTGCATCAATGATCGCTAATGATTCATTTTTCTCTTTTCTGATTTTCTCTTGTGTGCTTGCTGCTTCATCAATTTCTTTTTGTAATAGCTCTAATTGTTGCGATTGTCGAAGCAATCCGTTCAACTCATAAATCTTTTCATCGATATCTCTTGTTTGAGTAAGATCAACTTCTTCAAGAGACATTTCTTTTATAGAAGCTTCTAGCTCTTTTAACTTTTTAACCATGCTTGAGCCGAGTTGCTTCGCTTCTTCAAAACGTTTAATTTTGTTCTGCTTTACTTGTTCAACAGCTTCATCTTGTAAGACTTGTCCACATGTATGGCATGTGTCTTGCAATTTCTCATCCCTTATGCCAAGAACAACGTTTTTTTGTTGTAAAACCTGTTGCTTTACGCCATCAATTTGGTACTGTAGCTGGTTATACTGTTGCTGCTTTTTCTGTGAATCTTTAATTGTTTTATCGATTTCTGAACGTTTTGCTTGTAATTCAGATAGTTGCTTTTCAATTTCCTCTTTATTAACATCGTCGCTTTCAGCTTGTTGTTTTTCATATTGTTCTTTTAATGTGATAACTCGTTCGCTAGCACGTTCATATGATTTCTCATGTGTTTTCTTTCGATCTACATGAAGCTTTTGTAAGTCATCTAGTGAATGTTTCTTCATCTTTTCTTCTAACAACTCGACCTCTAATTTAGATAGTTCAGCAAACACCTCTTGTTTCAACGGCTCCGATACATATTGCAGTAACTGTGTGCGTTGATCTTGCCAATGTTGTGAAGAAAAATAATTCGGGTTAAATATTGATAGAAATAAGTTTTTATCGAACAATGACTCTACAAGTTCATTTAATTTCGTTGCCTTTTCTGGAACCTCATTTATGTAATACTTAGCTGTTTTCTTTTGTGTACGTCCAAGCAAGATATCTTTATCATCTACCTGGATAAGAAGCTCAACTTTCGTTTCTGTATCAGCATCGCTAATTGGCTTTGGATCATTCTTTATTCCGTACGGATCAGTTCCGTATAAAACCCATGTAATTGCTTCTCCTACGGATGATTTACCAGCACCATTGCGACCGCTGATTGTAGTTATTTCTCCAAAAGCTACTTCAAGACTGTCATGATTCTTGAAATTAACAACACGTAGTTCTTTAAAATTGATTTTCATTATTTTTCCTCCTTGTTATGAAGAGAAAACATTTGGTATAATATAAGTGAGTTATTAATAATGTTTTCTCCAAGACGACTTAGGGGTAAGTCGTCTTTTTATTTTGTTCTGATGCTGTACGCATCATCATAGTCGAGAACCGGTGGGGTAGTTGGTAATACAGACAGATTCAGTTCTCGACCATGATGACAAGCACAGGGCCTGTCTTATGTTCCTAATTTCGCAACATTCATATATATTATTTTTGTATTTTATGTGTTAAACTTGTAACATCTAAAGAAGTCAGTCATTACCGTTTGTCCTTTTTGCAATACTCTATTTGTTGCTCTAGAGTCCACCTCTAGGGCTTTTTATTTACTCTTTATCAGTTATTTGATCATCAAAACTTCTAGCACTTCTTTGGCACACCGCTTATGTTCTGTGTCCCACTTGATCATTAATTCTTTTTGACCTCGTAATTCTGCAATCAACTCTCGAAATGAACAGTGTGCCATACATTCTTGCCGACGTTCTATGTAGGTATCTTGAGGTGTCATTTTCCTTCCTCCTTTGTCCAGCGTTTAATCGGCTTATCGAACAAAGCTACTAGTGAAATACCACCGCAAATTATTAGCGCTATGATTAAAAGTGTTAATGTACTTTCTTCCATCAGATTGCCTCCCTTTAATTGATGACTTTTAAGTATCTAGGTCTAGGCTGCTTCACTTCTGTTGTTTTCCCTGTCTCGTTATCTACCATTATTTTTTTGCCGCCGTATGTTTCATGCATTGTGTATGTTTTCATGTTTGGAAACACTTCTTCGAAAAGGCTTTTTCCTGTTTCTAAACGATTCAATTTACTTATGATTGATAGTGAGTTGACTGCAAATAATGAAATACGTATATTGTGATACTCCCAAAGGAATTCATCGATTTTTTCGCCAATTAAACTATGTTCATCTAATCCATTGATGTATTCTTTTGTATAGAAATAATCTTTTACTTCTCGCTTTTTACCGTCATAATGTTTATCTATTGGAAAGATATTCTCGAACTCTTTTGGAGTTAATAAACTCATAAAGTGTTTTATTGTATTGATAAAAATCAATTTTTCTTCTAGTGACTCTCTATCTTCATCTCTTTTAGATAAAGAACTTATGAATTTCATTGCTGAAAATATAAGGCGTTTCAAAGCATCTCTATTGGAATGTGTTTTATCTGCATAAACTTCCTTAGTTGATTTCACAAACATTCTGTAATAAATGTTTGTGAAATCAGTCTTTGGTTTTGGAGTTCCGTTAATTACTTGTAATGCCATTATTTTCACCCCACATTACTCTGAGAAAATGAAACTTGATATTTGATTGCCATTTCTTTTATTACTGCTAAATAAATTTCAAGAAGCTTTTTATCTTCACCGATCACATCTAATTTAGAAACTTTATCGATTTTAGATTTAGGCGCACCTTCTAAGGCCATTTTCTTCTTCTTGTTCGTAACACGAATGTTTAGGTTAGCCTTTGCTCTATATTCCAACATGTCATAACTTTCATTTCTAATATCACGGTGTGCATTGTAACCACCAAGCTTAGAAGCGATTCTATTTATAAGATTAGTTGTCTCTTTTCTCCAGTCTGTTGAGTTTAAAGAAACTATCTCACTGATGTTATGTACTTGTTGTTTGGTTTCGATGATTTCTTTTTTTAGATTCTTTTGTTCTAGATCTTGTTCAGCTAATGTTATAAATAGCTTTTGGAACATTTGTAACTCTGGTCTTAATCGCGTTGTATCGATTTGCTGACTTCTCATATCGAAATAATCGTCAACGAATCTGTCATATAGTTCCCAAGCTGTATCATCTTCCAAAACTTTCAAAAGTTTTGCATATCCTCTTTCTGAAAGAATATAAATGTTCCCATTTCGGCCGCGGTATGAATTTATTGCCTGTTGCGTGAATCCAAACTGTTGAATTTCGGTGTCCGTCAGCCCGACACCTAATAAATCAATGATATCTACACCGTTTTTAAATCTTTTTCGGTTTTCGTTAATACGCTGATTAATATGTTTCACTTCTTTTTCATGAATTTCAGCGATTTCTTTAACTAGCATTGCTTTCTTATTTTGACCAAATCCACCTTCGATTCCGGTGAATTCATAACCAGCTACATTTTGTTTGCCGATAATTTTTAATTGATTCATTTTATTTCCCCCTTTATAGTTCACGATTCGTGAACCTTTGATTAAAAATAACAGTTAACTTTTCGTTAACCTTCTACTAATTCATCAACCGTTACCCCATACAATTTTGACAATAAACCTAATCGATATAAGCTCGGTTGTCTTTTGCCGGATTCAAGTTGCGAATATGCTGCTTTCGTTGAGTAACCAAGATAGTCGCCTACAAATACTTGACTGTATCCACGTCCTTTTCGTAACGCCTTAGCTTTTTCTATATTTAGTTTCATGTTTATCACCTTTGTTCGTTTCGTTAATTTGATTATAGCAGGGCGTTCACTATTTGTGAACCATTAAATTTAATTTTTTTCAAAAAAACTAAAAAGGTTGTCTTTGAGTGAACTTTTCTGTTACATTTTAAATATATAAACTATATATTTATTGTATATTATGAACGCAAATAATAATGGTATATGTGATTGTTATAAAGGGGAGAAAACAAATGAATTACCAACTGATTAGCGAGAGGGTTAAAGAAATTAGGACTGAAATACTCAAAATGAGTCAATCTGAATTCATTAATGCACTCGGACTAAAAAGTAAATCCGCTGTTTCTATGTGGGAAAATGAAGATATGGAGAAATGTCCATCAAGAAAGACTTCTTTAGAAATAGCTAAACTTGCAAATGTATCTGTCGCTTATGTACTTGGTGAATCTGACGAACGGAACCATATTACAAGTGCCCAAGATGAATTTGAAGAACTAATAACTCAATTTAGAGAAAAAGATCCAGAAAAACAAAAAGAAATTATGAAATTATTTAAAGACTTAATGAAAATAACAGGCGATTGATAGCTTAGAAGCTACCGATCGCCTGTTTCATTTTCAACATAATTTCAAGTGATTTTTCGTCCCCTTGGTATGCTGCTTCCACAATGTCTAATAATTGTGATTCGAACTCCGCTCTTTCTTCTTCTGTTACTGCTGCATTAGCTAATCTCTCTTTTGTCATTACAATTTCCCCCTGCGTCCTCTTTTTGTAATTTTTTGGAACAAATTCGGATTTTGCTAAATTTAATAAAATCCGAATTACCCCCAAAACTACGAAATGCGACCATCCTTTTCAGGAAGATCGCATTTCTATGTATATTATTAAGTTTTACCAGCCGCCGCCGCCTGGTTCAGACTTCATACTCATATTCATTTCATAACTAGCTGCACTTTGTTTAGGTTCATCGATTTTTTTATCAGATGAAAAACTGAACAAGCCAGCTAATACTAAAACAGGTAAAAGTGCTAAAATTTTTTTCAATAATTCCACCTCATTTCATAACCCTATTATACCATTTATTCAAATGTAACCCAAGTAAATTTGTGGTATTTTAGCGTAAAATAAGCTTTTTTTCTTCAGAAACATAGAATATGATTTTTCAAGTAAAGATTTATCATTCTTTGCTAATCCCATATAACAAGTCTGGAACTCATTTAGTGATCCGTTTTCTTTTTCCATTTCTAATAGAATCTTAACAGCATCATGATAATTCTCTCTTTTAAACTCTAAATAGGCTTGGTCATCTTTATCTAATACATCTGGCAACGTATGGATGTCTCGGAAATGGTGTATTTTTAAAAAAATCAAAGTACTATTTATTTTTTGCCTTTTCCTTTTTATATCTTCGTTATTCCTAAAAATCCCATTATCAAGTGCAGAAAGCGCACACTCTAAAAAACGTTTGGACTTCCTGTAGCTTTCAAATAGATATGACTCCCCTAAGTTATAAAAAACATTAGCTTTTTGTATAGAGAAGTTAGGGTTTTTGTCACATATCTTGAATAATTCTGTACAATTTTGCCGAGCGTTCAAGATTTCATTTTGCATTAGATACGTTACACTCATACCTTCTTTAATCCTTACCAAAAAGCAATTACGTATAAATTTATTAGGAATCTTTTGTGTTCTTTTCTCAACTCGACCTATTCGATTGAATAACAATTTATATTCTTTCATTTGGTAAAGTGTTTGACATAATAAAATATCAACCAAGGCTTTCATTTCTTTTGATGAAATTTCAGTTTTTTTCTTTTCGAGATCATCATTAAATGTATACGGGCTATATTGGGGTTCATCCTTTCCCTTATCTCTACAATGATTGTATATCACTTGATACACTTCAGCCCATTCTCTATTGATATCTGTAGGGGATTTAATTTCTTCATCGATTATTTTTTTCAATGAATCGAATTCTCTTCGGAATGCCGCATATTCCAAAGCTTCTCTTTTATTTTCTGGCTTCGCATAAGCTAGATAATCAGATATCATTTGATTTTTTAATTCTGGCGATGGATTGTTATAAACCTTCATAATTACCTTTACTAAATAATTAAAACTAATTTCGATATGACCATTCAAAATGTCAGACAGTGTACTTTTAGCGATGCCAACATACTTCGCTAATTCCTCTCTTGTTATTCCGAAAAAAGTCATATCACCTTTAATTTTTTTTAACATGTTACCCATAACTTGTTCTTTAGTTTCATTCGCAACAATATCGTTCACCATTTTTTTGTCCTCCTTATTTGGACAAAAAAAGACACGCAAACCCTAATATTTTACATTTACAGGAAAACGTGCCACTCTTTTTTCTAAGTTGTGCTATAATGTGTGTATAAAGATCCGCGACAATGTTCCCTAGGATGGTAGGGGATAGTGTAAGAGTGTTAGCGCACTACTTGCACCGTGGGTCTTTTTTTCTTACGTCCGTTTTTTTAGTTGCTTACATAATACCACAAATTTTCCAATATTCCGCCATATGATTATCAGATAATTCTTGAGAAATATTTCAAAACGCTATATAACAACGTTTTAATACGAAATATGCAATTATGCATTTTTTATTTCAAGAACCCACAAGAACATTTTAGCACAAAACCGAACTTTTGTTCTAATTAATTTTACGATGATTCAAAATGAGTCATCAGCATTTTTAATAGTTACATAATTAATCGTTTCATCCAAATATATACCATTCATTTCTCTCGTTCGCTTATAATTGTCAAAGATTGAAAAGGCGGTGAATAGTCATTGCTTAGCGAACGATTAGTATATTTTCGCAAGAAAAACAAATTAACGCAAAATGATGTTGCTTACCATTTGAATGTTGTTCGTTCAACATATACAAATTGGGAATCTGGACGATCTGAACCAGATGTCGCTACTCTCATAAGAATTTGTGACTTATATAATATCTCTTTAGATAACCTGGTTGGTAGAACCTATCGTATACCACCACAAGTAGATGTGATCTTACATCAAATATCGGAACTTGATACAGAACCCAAAAAGAAAGCGCTAAATCTTTTAGTCGAATACACTTACTTAATTAAAAAGTATTTCATGTAGCCGTCACACTCCTTATTTTTGTTCATAAGCGGTTTAAATCATTCTACTAATACGAATCTATTTGAGAGATTCTAAAACGAAATATGCAGCGTTGCAGCGCTTTATATTCCGAAAATATAATTTAGATGTTGTGCATCTTGTTGATTTAAGAATAAAAGAAAACATTTCCAATATCTAGAGGTAAAATTTGACATAATTTTACTAAATCGACCAGGAGAGCTTAGGCTCTCTTTTTTATTTATCTGTTCGACAAATTGTGACAGAAAAGATGTAACTATGTTTGTTATGCTAAACTAGAAATCTTACATTTTGTATATTTGGAGGAGACAGAAATATGTTAAAAAAACTAGCTACGATTGCTCTAAGTGGCTCTTTAGCATTAAGTTTAGCTGCTTGCGGTGAAACTGAAGTTAAAGAAGTGAGCAAACAAGATGCCCCTAAACAAGAAGAAAAGAAAAAGAAAGATGACAAAGCTGCTAATAAAGTTTATAAAGCAGGCGAAACAGTGGAAGTTAACGGCTTACAAATTACTTTCAATTCATCTAAGTTCGTAGAACCAGACGAATACATAAAAGCGGAAAAAGGGAAAGTATTAGAAATTACATTCACTGCTAAGAATAACGGTAAAAAAGATGCCTATTTCGGAGCTGAAGAATTAAAAATCGCTGATGCTGGCGGTAATCAATTCAAACAATATTTCGCTGGATCTGATTCATTCATGAACGAAAACATCGCTCCTGGAAATCAAATCACAGGGAAAATGTTATACGATGTAGCTGAATCTGATAAATACGTAGGTACATATAAACCTAACTTTACACTAGACGATAAATCTGTGAAATTCGAATTCACAGCTGGACAATAAAGGAGAATTTACTTACATGAAACGAACAACTGAATTTGTATTAGGACTTATTGGTGGTATTTTTGGTATTTTATGTGCATTCATGGTTTTATTCTTTGGTGGCCTTGGATCTGCATTTGAAGCTGAAGGCGCAAATGAAATGATTGGCTTAGGTTGGGGAGCTGTAGGCCTTTCAATTTTAGGAATCGTTGGCTCAGTAGTAGTAAAGGGCAAAGGTAAAGCAAAAGCTGGCGGCATAATGATGACAGTTGCTGCTATCGGTGGGACTATCTGCATCTCTATGTTTTATATCTTACCATGTGTATTATTATTAATCGGTGGATTGATGGGAATCTTCCGTAAAGATAAGACTGCTGCATCAGCATAATCATGAGCACTCGAAAGAGTGCTTTTGTTTTGTTAATTTTATATAAAATACTGATTTGAATTATATTTCTCAACTAACAATATAGATAAATATGGTAAAATGGTAATTGGATGGGAGTCCATATACATATTGTTAAAATTAAGGTGGTTCAAATCGGAGAAGGGGACACTCGTGAGAGTGTCTTTTCTTTATGAAAAATCCCCACACATTGTGCAGGGATCAGAGTGAAATAGTCGGGTGACTGTCTTCATACTAACGTATTGTTCCCCCACCAGCAAAACAGGAAAATAGCATTCTACACCTAATAAAATGACATTTTTATTTTTGTTCTATTAACTGAATTTGAAAAATATCCGAGTCTTTCAATCCCAGAACATTCAGCTCCTCTTTCATCGTTCTCCACAATTCAACTTTTATTGATTTTACACTTTTATCTCTCAATGTGTATTCTCTGATATATTGTATTTCTTGTTTCTTATTTCCTCTCACATTAGCACCCTCTTTTTTAAAAAATTTCACGTACTATATCTGTTTTGTTAAACCAATTTCGGATATAGGGCAAATTGTAACATTCCATAAACAAAACAAAAACCCCCTAAATAGGAGGTTCAGAATGAACTAGTTAACAACGCATATAAATACTGCTTTAAGAGACAGACCAGGTAACACTTTTATTTTTGCTAGGAAACAACAAATAATATTGGGGTAGCACCATCATTTCGCGGATTCTGTACGCTAAGGCTATAACCCTTGATATAACAAGGATTACGTAATAAGAACCGAAAACGGTCGTTTAAGCAACTTTATTTATATACATCAAAACTGACTGAAATATATTTAAAATCCAGTTCCAAAACTCATTACCAAAAACAAAGTTTTATATCAAACGTCAAATACCGTTTATGGAACTCTCTTAACGTACGGAAAAACCAAGTTTTTTAAATGAAAAATTCCTTAGCGTACGAAATTCGCGTTATGTTGGCGGGACCCCATATTGCTTTAACGGGACAGTCATTTAATTTTTATACTGTGTAAACCAAATTAATATAGGGGTAGCGTCAGGAAAATGAGCTTAGCGTTGTAAATCCGCATTTTCCTGACGCTACCCCATATATAACATTAGGTTTAAGACGAACTACCATGGGACAGTTTTAAAAAAAGAGTTGCGAGTACACATTAAAAAACAATAGATATCTAGCAAACACATATAACTAGGTTTAAAGCGAACTACTGTGGGACACTTTATAACTGTTTTATTAATCGCCCGATAACGGACTTTGATAAGCCTGTATATTCAACTAATTTTCGAATAGATGCATTAGGATAATCTTCTTTTGCTTTTTTAAGTATAGATAGCTTGTCCTGACTTTTTTCTTGTTCAGTCGCTAAGTATTCTTCACGTGTAGCTATACCTTTTTCGCGTCTTTTAATATGTTTTTTTTCTTTATCACGTCGATTTTTCTCTTTGGAATTAATTAAAGTGTCCATTTGTTCTAATTCTTCATCGGTCAATTCAATGTTAAGTTTTCTCATAATCGTTTCTGTTTTCATAGGTTTGATAATATTGTTTGGTAGACCATATCTTTTAAAATCATTTTTTGCTAATTCATCAAAAAAAGTCATAGCATCTTTGTATCCGTTTTTCGCTGTTCTTTCCACTACACTCTTTTTTTGCGGATCGTCTAGCTTATCATTCAGTTGGAACATCATTTCTAACGTCGCTGCTTGGTTTTTTACGATTAAAGCAGTTGTAAATGAATAAATATATGTTAAGTCGTTTCTGTTCTCTATATGACCATTTCTAAGCATTACAATCTTCTCTAAATCGGACTTTCTTTTTGTATTCAGACTGTAAAGATTCATCACACCTTTTTGAGAAGGTAATGTTGAAATCGAACCTTTCTTACTCGTTTTTGTTCGTCTTGGTCTTTTCTTCTCTAAAGGTGGAACATATTCATACAATTCCTGTAATTCGTGCTCACGTCTTGTCCAAATTTCTAACTCTATTTGCTTTCCAGTTTTGCTATGAGTCGTATATGGCATACGCAAGACCCTTGAAAGATCACTGCATGATCCATCGGCCCCTAATGGCATTAACATCTTTATGAAATGATTCGTTATGTATTGAGATAGAAACGCCATTTGTGGAGCAGCTCCACCTTGTACAGTGTAAATCAGCTGAATTCCTCTTCCGTACATTACAAGATTTGGACATGGTAACAATCCTTCAGCAATACAATCTTGTAAATTCCGAATCACGTATTCTTTTGAAATATCTAACTTATAAAAATCTAAATCTACGCCAATATTCCGTATTTGCTTTAAATCCGTCGCTTTCCTACTTCCAAATGTGAAACTATTCAGAGACAGATAAAAGTCCTTATTTGAAGGATTAGACATATTTGAAAGAGTTTTAACGTCGTTCGTGCCTATCCATAATTGTTTTTTCTCACTACCACTTAAATCTAATAATGCTATGTATCCACTTTTTTTATGTTCTGATAGGTAGCATTCATGCCACTCATCAATAAATACTTCCTGCGGCTTCCGAATCGCCACTGACATACAAATAGCCTCCTTATTCAAATAAAGGAAGCTACACAAGACACTTTTATACTTTACCTGCCTGTCTCTTTTTGCTATTATAAAGACAGACATTAAGTTTGTTCTGTGTAGCTCACGCTAATAGAACAACATTATTACCTTGTGTAACTTTTCAGAGAGCTTTATTCCCGCGGTCGCCAAACTTTAGGGATGAAGCTCTTTCTCATTTATTCGATTAATTTCTACATCAATTGTAATACAAGATTCATAGAGATACAACCAAGGGCAGGGAATGTGAAAATTCCTGTCCTTTTTTCTGTGGTTCTGTATTATAATCTATTTGTAATATAAAATGTACACATTTTTGTAATAAAAAAGAGGTATCATAATACTAGTAATAGAATTTATATTTATATCAAAGTTAACAGAAAAACTAGTATCAATTCTGAATTTATTATTAGTACTAACATTAGTACTAATAACGGTATCAATAATAATACTAGTACTGATACTGATTTTTATATTGAAAGGAGATTGAACTATGCCTGTTATCTGTGTTAACAACAACAAAGGTGGTAGTTTAAAGACTACAACAGCTGTAAATTTAGCTGGTGTTTTAGCAGGAAAAAAGAAGAAAGTTTTGATTATTGATTCTGATAATCAAGGTAATGTTGCGTTAAGTTTTGGGATGAATCCAGATCAATTTGAACTGACAATCTATGATGTTTTAATTGGCGATTGTAGCACAAAAGATGCCATTGTTAATGTACATAAATACATAGACATAATTCCATCAAATGATGATCTAGTCGGATTTGAATTTGAAGTCATTAGAAACATAGATAAATATATCAACCCGTTTTTATTAATGAAAGTTGCTTGTTCAGAATTAGAAAATTTATATGATTACATCATTATTGATACTCCACCATCACTTGGTTTGATGGTTGGTAATGCGTTCGCGTTCGCAGACGGTATTCTTATTCCATTTAACCCTGAACAATTTTCTATGCGCTCATTAGTAAAAGTTACAGAGACAATTAAAGAATTTAAAGAGCAGTACAATAACAAACTAAATATCCTTGGTGTTTTAGGAACATTAGTCGATTCAAGAACATCACTTCATTCTGATGTATTGCAATCCACAAGAAAGTACTGTTTAGAGAATGACATTAAAGTATTTGAAACTGTAGTCCCTCGAACGGTAAGACATGCTTCTTCTATTGCGTATGAAAGTGTTCCAGCAACGTTGTCAAAGAAATATAAAGAAGCAGGTAAATGCTATTTCGATTTATGGAAGGAGATTGAAGCAATTGGCGAAAAAGAACCGGCTCGTTGATTTTGGGAATGTGGCAACATTAAAAGATCAAGAAACCACTGATGTTAATAAAGATGTGAACATTAGTACTAATAACAGTACTAACATTAATACTGACATTGACACTAATGTTGTTATCAATGAAGATGTCAATAAAAGTACTGATACTAACATCAAAGATGATACTGAACTTAATATCAATAATAATAATACCGAAACTAACAAAGACACTGATACCAGTATTAATGTATCTAAGTTGTTAGAGAAGATTGCATCTAAAAATAATAAGCAAAAAAAGATACAAAGAAGTATCTATCTAAGTGAAGATATTTCAAAAAAATTCGATCGTTACGGTAAGAAAATGGGTAAAGGTGCAAAGAGTGATTTGATTGAAGATTTTTTACGTGAAGCTTTAAAAGATTTTTAAATAGAGGTGATTAAAATGGATATGTTGGAGATTGCAAAAAAAGCAAAAGAAACAAAGCCGAAATTCAAGAAAAATAAACCTACTTTTAAAACTCGTACTTTTAGAATCCGAGAGGATTTATTAGAAGCCATTGACACTCTTTATACAGAACATGGTGAAAAACAAGAACTGATTAATACTTTGCTGATAGATCATTTCGAAAAGTTGAGCGCTGATTTGAAGTGATAATTCATTACTAAATAGGAGTGGTATCTTTGGAGAAGACTAATAATTCATTTGTAGTAACTGTAAAACCTATTATCGATAACTTAGACGTAACGGAATCAGTTGAAAAGGATAGCAAAATAGAATCAAAAGACCATGTTAATACTGTTATTGAAAATGATGATGTATTGGGCTTCTTAAATACTTCGAAAAAGAAAATATTAGTTGGTTTTCACTTAGAGGAAGACATCAACAAAGTCATTAAAAAAGTATTAGGTGAAAATCCAGAAAAAGGCGCACAGTCAGAATTAGCAAATAGAATATTCCGTGACTTCTTTGAAAAGAGAGGATTGCTATAAAGCCATGGTTAGAATGACTGGAAAGGAGATTGATTAGCATGCCATTTGTAATACGTGGTGAAGGATTTATTCTTGAAAGTTGTGAAATCGATCAAGAAGGAAAAGAATTGGAGTTTGAAACATATCAAGAAGCGTTAAATGCACTGGACTTAATTCAGTTGCCTCAGCGAGATGCAGATTTAGAGATACTAGAACTAACAGCTTGTGAAGAATGTCATGGTCAAGGTGGTATTATTATCTCAATTGATGAAGGAATAGTTGCTGACTGCCCCATTTGTAATGGGAGAGGAAAAGTTGAAGAAGAATAAGAAAACTAGCCGACTTATAAGAGCCGGCTCCTTTGCATTTTACTCGTATTGGTAGAACCATCCTTTGCCGTCTAACCATGCAGTCAACTTATCAAGGTCACTTCCGAGTTGTCTTGATGTACGTACTGAAAAGATTCCTTCTTGCTTACCTTCAATATGGATGTCTGTCGGGTACCCTAAACCGTCCAATACTTGAGCTACTTCAAGCATCTTATCGAATCCTACTCCGCCAGTTGCTACTAGTTTCATACCGTTGTCCATAATTGTAATACCCTCCTGTGATTGAATATTTTGTCCTGTGATAGCTTCTGCTACTGCCTTTGCTGCTTTATCAAAGTTCGCACGGAATTTTCGCATATCATTCTCATTGTCTACAAAACAGATTTCAGGTAATAACCCAGTTTTCGTTTTATTAATCCAACCTAAGTCCGTTGAAAATTTGATTCCACGATCTCTTAATCCAAAAGCATCAGCCATTGCTTTAGAAATCTTGGCAGCTAGTTCTCTATCACCATATAAAGGATGCAACCAAACTTCGCATCCGGTACCACCTGGTGTAGCATTTAAATGGAATTGTAAATCAACATTACTGTCTTTCACACGCAGATGATTATTAGCCGCGTTATTCCAAACATCATATTTTGTTGTCCCTACTTCATCAGAACAATTCACATATTTCCATCCTGCTGCTTGTACATATTTAGCAACAGCATCTAAGAAACGTCTATCTTCCACATGTTCTATCCCATAGATACTATCCGCACCTGGCACAATTTTGTTATGACCACCTGAACCAGCAAAACAATCCATTACTCAACATCTCCTTTTAATTTAATAAAAAAGAACGATGTTTTTAACACCGCTCTTAAGCTTGTACAACATTTTTAATTGTTTGATGTGTCTTTGGTATCCGTAAACCATTTGCCAGCAGCAGGATTAGAAATAACCCCACAAGCAACTAAAATAACTAGAATAATATCGACATATTCTTGATATCTTCCTGCGTTAAATTGTGGAATCGTATCCATTAGCACCATCCCCAGTAATGCAAAAAGGGCAACCCATAACCCACGATTTTTTAATTTATCTCGCATTCTTTTCATCTTCCTTTCTAGAATCAGATCGTTTAATTTTTGCTTCAATTTCACTTGCTACACTCTCAAGCAACCATGTTGGAATCCATTTATCCCACCCAACACGTACACAATTCGCTGTAAAACTGTTAAAAATGTGATAGATTAAACCACCAGTCACCATGTAAAAGAAAAAATCCGGCAGTTTAAAAGCGATATCAAACATATGAGCCAAGCAAGGCAATAAAAAAAGCACCACAGTTCTTGCAATGCCTTCAATTCCATATTGACTTGAATAAGTACCATCCAATTTTGATGCTTTACTGCCAGTAATCCAGTCTAGTCCAACAACCATCATCAGAATAGAAACCCAAATTAAATTCGTTTTGCCATATACCAGACTCAAAAATGTTCCCAATCCACCGCTAATTACTGATGCGATTTTGAATTGTATAGAAGTGAAAATGTCGCTAATATCAATACTTTTTAGAAGAGCATTCATTCTATCCATACTTCACCCCCTTTCAAGACAAAATAAAAAAAGCCTACTGTTGTACGCTTTATACAATGTTACCCATTATTACCCCTTGAACAATCATAACACGATGACCTGCTACTGGTTTATAACTTCCTATATAAGGATAGGCTTTAACAGTAGGAGCAGTTGAACCATCTATTATAACTGTAGGCCTCCCTCCATTATAATCTTGAGGTATCTTACCAAATCTAATACTAACTGTTGGGGATTTATTATCCATCATATCTAAAAAAGAATTTACATCAATCATATATTAACAACTCTCCTTGCTTCATGTGTCATTTCTCCACCGTGTGTTAAACTCATTGACCATGCTGTCTCCGAAAACTTCTCATTTATGCCTAATTTGCTGTAGTCTATCTGTAGAATATCTTGGTAACCATGGATAGGCATAAGCGCAGTTTTGAATTTAACTTTCCCGAATACTTGCGAAGCTTTATCCGCTATCTGTTTAGTGTAAACATCTAATGCAGCTTGGTCTGCCATATCCTCTACTTCTCTATAGTCTACTATCGTACGTCCACGGTTAACTGTACTAGTAGGTGAATCAGGATTGTCGTTAGTATACACAGAACGTAAAGGCTTTTCTTCTGCATTCGTTTTAACGATAACCCAACGATTAGGTGTTTTATAGATATCTAGTTCTTCTTCCATTCCATTGTAGATGATACTTAGTTCATCATCTTTGTAAGTATATTCAGGAGATAAAACAGATGGTGAGATGTATTTATGGCTAGTAAAGAATCCATTCTCATCTACAAATATAGGTGTGAATCCTATATTTGTAAGTAGGCTATTGATTATTTTCATCTTAGGTGTCCCGATATCAAACTGGATATCTCTTGTTAATACTTTATCTGTATCATCTATAATATAATCTGTAATACCTGCACTCTTAAGAACATTTATAACGGCTTGTTTATAGTTTGTTCCTGCTGTTACTGTATAGATATCGTCTACGAAATCGTCTATCAATATGATACTAGGATCGTAGGCCTCAACGTCTCTCATAACTACGTTCTCATCATCTGCTCGTGTAGGGCTTGATAGTAAGAAAATACCCAACGGAAAGTCGATGAAAGTCTTCTTAAGATCAATGCGTGCTTTAAGTTTAACTGCAAATGGTTTACCTTGTGAAGTCTCAATGTACTCACCATCAAAGCTACTATCATGGACAGTATACCAATTCTTCCCGTCATCTGATATTTCTAGTTTAGATTCATGGTACAGTCTATCATCTGCAAAAGAGTGCCATACTTTAATTTCTTCGATGTCGTATTGATTCCCTAGGTCTACTTGCACGTAACACAATCCTGTACTACTAGGACTAATTGCATTAGCTAAATCCAAGTTACCATCTGTTATTTTGGTAAGCAGCGATCCAATAGGGAAATCTACATTAGAAGATACAGGCTTATTTAATGCTTTGTTATCGTTGAATTTGTCATATGCTTGAATCTCTATCCAATGATTTAGACTATCTACTGTATTGCCGTTAAGCCAATCACGGATATATCTAACTTTACGTTTTGCAATTTTAGACATTGTCGGCATTTCTAGTTGCATGATCGGGCGTATTCTATCATTTAGCCAATCAATTTCAATGCTGCTTTGCTCCTGTATTGTAAATCTAGCTGTTCGTTTAATTTCATTAAAAGCGCCGAAATCAATCGACGCCTGCTTAACACTATATAATACTTGTTTAAACTCATTCGCTTTATTTAGCAACTCATATTTAAATTTAACGGAACGGGAACCCTTCGCACCGTGCAGAGCGCTTTTCACTTCTTCATCTGTATATCCATTACGCGCCAAACTTATCATATTAAAATCCCCTCCACATAATACACCTTCAATGGATTGAACGACAGATTCCAAAATATGCGTGTTTCTTCTACTTTCAACGAATCAATCGTTACATATTCTTTCTTACCGAAATTATCTCTTAGTAACAAAATCTCACCAGCTTCAATTAAATCTCGCATTCTCACAACATCTTCATATCTACCTACCTTGTAGCTATATTCAAAATTACGGTCATAATTCTCCCCGAACTCTGTCATCGCATAGCTTCGTCCTGAGAATGCATTCGATACACTGCTTCGAGTACTTGTTTCTGAAGATGCTGCACGCTTTGTAAGTGTTACGTGGTAAGTTGGGTCTGACGCCAGAGATAACTGTACATTCTTTAGCTTAGCAGATACTGTAACGATGTCGCTGTCCATAAATGCTGTATTGTCACCGATAACTCGCACGTAATACTGAATATCAACGCCAGATCGAGGGGTATAATCAATATAAGTCCCTTCTGTACCGCTATCCTCACCGTCCGAGTAAGGTGTAGTTGTTAGGAATGCCCCGTCTAGTAGTACCCATCCTTGATAACCATCATTTCGGTATATCTCGGCATGCGTAATGGCTGGTATCAATCCCAATGGTGCAGGGTTCTTGATATTAATAGATACATAACCATTTATGTTATCTGCATTGATTGTCAATTTAGGCTTAAGTGGCGGCGTATATGACACAAGGAAAGGTGATATAGCAAAGTTACTCCATAATCCTGTACTATCTCTCACGGACACCTCAACAGTATGCCTAGTGTTATTAGCTAAATGGGCAGACACAGTAGCAGCCTTATTCGGACTGTTGCGTTGCTCTTCAAATACCACTGTGTTATTCTCATCGGTTACCCTGATCCAATACGCTAACTGTGTAGGATGAGACCACTGGATAGTTGGATTAGCAAGTACCACGATATCGTTTGCTAATGGATACGTTATTGTAGGTGGTGCTGGTCTAATTGCAGCTGATACAGTAGCGATAGATGAAAATGGGCTACTCAATCCTAGTTGGTCATATGTCCGTACTCTCCACTCTATTTGAGCCACAGGGAACGTTTCTGCCGGGACATTATAAAAGTTATCAGTAGTTGCTATAGTTACATTATTCCAATCCTCATTACCTTTCACTCTCCATTGGAAATCGAATTGTGACTGTGGATCATTCGTATTCGCATCATTGTGCTTCCATGAGAACGTATTAAGTTCGTCCTTACTTATAGCCCCGCCGTTTGGATTTAGATTAGTCGGAATGGTTGGGGCTACATTATGGATAATCGTAAATACATTATCGCTCATATCCCAGTTACTGTAAGTTGAACCATCGTATGCACGTACTCTAATCTTACACAGTGCGCTTTCTGTTTCATTTATGAAATCGTACTCGTATGATGTAGCACCTTCTTTTGTAAGAGATACAAGGTTTCTCCATGTTAACCCATTATTCTTAGATAACTGAATCTGATACTTTAATTTGTTCTGCGGTGTTGCAGCATCATACCAGAACTTGATAGCTAAATCTTGGTTAGCGTAGGCGTTTGGCTTGTTATCTACATACATCTCACCATCTGTATACAAGCCGTTGAAGACACAAGATATTGTAAAACCATCTGTCGCCCTACCAGCCACTTGTATTGCTAATAACGTTCCCTTTGGGATGTATACTGGTGTCGGCAAATCAGCACCTACGAAAGTATATCCGGTTGTTTGTTTAGGTATTGTTACAGGAACAGAAGAGTATACAGTGGTATTTGGCAGTCTTGTGGCAGGATCAATTCCAACGAGTTCAAATTTTAATTTCTCCTCGTAACTGTCCGTGTTATATACGTACATACCTATCTTTGTTATACTGCCAAAGTCTGGCATTTTGAATACTTGTCCAATTCTACTTTGAGCCCCTGTGTATGCTGTAGTAGCATTCATAGGTAGTAATTCAAAGATATTAGGATCAGATAAATCTGTTGATGGCAGCCATTCAATTGTATGTGAGCTATTCCATGTCTCACCACCATTAGGAACTGTTAAAGATGGTGCAGTTGGGACACGGTTATATTCAATACTGAACATAGGATTTTGACTGTACGTTGAAGTATCTTCACTCGTGTTAAAATCAACGTACTTACCTGTTGATCCATCATCAAGAGTCTGCCTAAGTTTAAATCCATTATTGACTAGGCTACCAGTAACCCATCTTCTTACTAGTGCTGTTATATCGAAATCCTTAAACATACCGTTCTCATAAGTATTGAATATCTGTTTTATTCCCGTTACTTCTGTTGTCGGCTGTTTTTCCCAAGTAACGCTTGATTCATACCAGTCACTTGTAACAGCTAATATTTCAAAAGCTCTTTTTGATGAATCGCTAGCTTGAAAAGAGAATAAAGAAGCTTTTGCCGATAGAATTTCAATATTTGACGGTAAACTAGGTAGAGCAAACTTTATAAAAGCGTGCTTGTCCCCACCGCTATTTTCCTTACTCCCTACTTGCGTAGACATTATTTTTGAATCGCTGTAGTTCGTAGTTGGATAGTTGCTATCTACGTAAGTATCTTGGCCATCTGTAGACGACGGGCGGACTACAACTGTAGGGTCAATCTCTACAGGGTAGATCAATCCTGATACGTCTGCACTCAATTCAATATATACATTACCCTCTTCTCTAATAATATTTTGTTCAACATCTCTGTGTTTACCTGAATCATCTTGTAGCCATGCTGGTTGTAATTTAAGTGACCCCGTCGTTAAATCGTCTCCTAAAGATCCTTCTACATTGAATCTAAACTTTGTAGGCGCTTTGTCTGTCTTCAAAATAATTGTCTCTTTTACACCTGATTCTGTTAGATCTAACAAAACATCTGTATCATTCCAAGCATCTTGGTAGTGCGCTCTGTTTTTGATAGTGCTGTCGATGTATGCTCTAGATGGACTAGCTCCAATTGGCGTCAGTTTCAAATAATCATCGCCGCGTCCAACTAAGTACCCTCTAGAGAATTCACGTGGTATTTGCACTTTAAATGGTACTGATAGACCTTGATAATCATAATTATCACGATTTAATTTATTATTTTCTACATCTTTAAGTGATCTCTCTTTCGCAGATGCTAGTAGGTACCTACCGTTTACCTCAACCGGACCGTGATAGTCGAATAAATCAGCTTCATCGTAAAGGTCAGTAGATATATTATGCATGTTACCTGCTTCATCTTCAAAGTGTACTTGGTTTTGATATACCTCTTCTGTGAAAGAACCGTCAAAATTGATCCATGTTTTAGAGAAGGGGGAGCGCTTGTTCAGCATTTCCCCGACTTTAAATGTTTTCACCATAGGTTAGCCCCTTGCTCTCTTCGTTTGTTTAAATGTATTAAAGAAATCCAGTACTTGCTCGAATTCATTCATATTATTAGGGTCGATATTGACCGTGATGTTATTTGTATTACCGCCATTGTTATGATTAATTGTTGAACTTGTTGACGCTGCTCCAGCAGATGCAGCTTGTATCTGAGGCATAGATACTAAATCAGTCATCAATGCGCTTACCTGTGGCATAGCTAGTTTAAGACTATCCGAGATAGGACCACCGAAGTCTAGTTTATCTAGGTCAGAGAGAGGACCAACTTTTGCGGGTGAGAACGGTAAGAAATCACGGACAGCACCTGCTACATCTTTAACTGTGTTTAACACAGCGCTCTTCGCATTCTCGATACCTTTTCTCATCATATCCATGAAGCCTTTACCGGCGTTGAAGAATGAATCCTTAATACCATCTAGCGCATCTGTCATTACCTTGCCGATTTTATCAAGTATCATGCTCCTTATCTCCATCTGCATTGACCATATACCTTTAATAAGTTCTGCGATAATTTTTACACCACACTCTAGTATTTTAGGAAGATTATCAATGAAAGCTTTAGTCAGCTCCACAATTATCTTCAGTCCAGCGTCGATTAATTGAGGAAGTATTTTGATAAGTCCATCAATTAGTGCCATTAAAATCTTCATACCTGCGTCAATAATCTTCGGTAGATTTTGAATTAATGTGTCGAATATCTTCACTATTAATTTCACCGCAGTATCTATCAATTGTGGAAGTATTTTCATGATTCCATCTATCAAAGAGTTTAGTATTTTAACGCCAGACTCTATTATCTTAGGGAGGTTCTGCACTAACGTCTCAACAATTTTCGTGATTAATTTTACTGCTGTTTCGATCAATTGTGGTAAAATTTTCAAAATACCATCTATTAAAGAGTTCAGTATTTTTACACCAGCATCAATAATTTTAGGAAGGTTTTCAGCTATTACTCGTATCAAAGTTTCTATTATCTTAATAGCTGAATCGATTAGCTTTGGTAAAGTTTTAAGAACACCATCAACGAGAGCCATTAGAATTTTAATACCTGCATCTAATATTTGAGGTAGTAATTTAAGAATTGACTCGACAAGTGTGATGATAATTTTTATACCTGCATCAATAATCATAGGCAGAACCTTAGTAATACCATCAACTAAAGTATTAATTATATTAGCTGCTGCATCAATCAATTGAGGTAAGGCACTAAGAATCGCATTAACTAAAGATACAATTATATTGATACCAGTCTCTATTATTATTGGTAATAATGTTACTAATCCAGTTATGAAAGTTGTAATAATAGAAGTTACTGCTTCAACGATTTTAGGTAAGGCACTAGTGATACCTTGCACCAGCATAACGAGTATTTCGACACCTTTTTCAACGATCATAGGTAAGTATGTTGTGATAAATCCGATGAAAGCCGTTAAAACTGAATTGATGATCGTACCTAGTTGAGCCATTAATTGCGATCCGCCTGTTACAGCGCCCTCGCCCATTCGCATGAATAGAGATATCATCGTGATAACTAATCCGGGGATACCGCCAATAAGCATACCTATGATGTTTGGCAGGAAAGTAGTAAATGCTTGAATGATAGGATCAAAGTTACCTTGAAATGCTTGCTGTATAGCGCTGAAAACTTGGATGAATGATTCTCGTAAAGTATTTAATACTGTACCCATTATCATTGCTGCACTTTGGAAGCCAACAGGTAAGTGGGTAATCCAATCATTCATAACGTCACCGACTGCGATAACGCTCCATAGATATTGACCTAGCGCAACCATATGTTGTCCGAACTGCTGAATAGGACCAAGCATAGATATAATTGCATTTCGCATATTTACAACAGACTGCCCTATTGCTTGCGCTGTGTTCTGGAATGGTTCTGGTAAGTGAGTAATCCAATCATTAAGGTGATCCCCGTCTACAGCCGCAAAGAATAGGTATTTACCCATTGCAGCTATACTCTGTCCGAAACTAAGTGCAGCTTGCCCGGCGGTAGCGCATGCACTCTTAACTTTACTTATTGCATTCTGAACTAACTCACTGTTAACTGCTGCGGCAAGCATTTCTTTACTTGTATTTAAGACATGCATTCCGAACTCTTTAATAGCGCTAGCTGTGGCAGTTACTACGTTTCTAAACGCTTCACAGTGATTCCATAGATAAGTGATACCTACTGTCAATCCTGCGATAGCTGCTGCTACTAGCCATACAGTACCGCTCATCGCTGCGAAACCTGTGATAATAGGCATCATTACCGGTTTGAATGAGAACAGTATAGCTCGTAAGCCTTTAAAATATCCAATACCTATTGACAATGGCGATAGTATTAACATCAAGGCGGGGACTAACATCATCGTACCTTGTATAAATTTAGCTAACGTTGGATGAGCTTCGTTAAACTGAATAACTAGATCAGCCATTCCAGCTACGAAATTATACAGAGGTATCATTACTGCTGCGAATGCTTCCTTCATAGGGTTTAAAGCTTCTGACAGCTTTTCCATCATGTTTGAATATGCTTCAGCATATTGTGGGTTCATTTCCATATTAGCACTGTGTAGTGCCCCATATAGCCCCATAGCAGACGCTGCCGCCAAACCGAACACGATAGGAAATGCCATAACCTGTTTGTCGATATCTCGCATTGTATTGCTTAATTGTTTCATGCTAGCATTTGGTCCATGCATTTCTAGTGCAAGCTGGGCAGAGCTACCCGAGTTAGCTACTTGCTCTATAGAGTTAGCTAAAGCCAATCCTGCCCTGTTAGCACTGTATAGAGGATTGTTCCAACTTGCATAGTTTTCACTAATCCTACTAGCAGTTGTACTCATATTGTTCATCATACCAATTTGTTGTAGCATACCCATCATGGCAAGCCTATTAGCATTAATTTGCGCATCTGTAACTTTCTTCTGCGCTGCGCCTAGTTCGGTAGCTTTATCAATCATTTCTTGGGTTGTGCCTGTCCAGTCTTTAGACGACTGTGCTAGTTGGAAGTACCCATGCTGTATACGAATCTGTTCATTGTATACGTCAGACATACCCATCTTCTGCGCTCGGAATGCGTTGTTCATTTCAGCCATCATGCGTCGAGACTCGTCGGATATCTGAACGTATCCACGTCGTATATCATTTGTCATCCCCGTAAATTCAGAACCATAGGCGTTCCGCATTTCCCTGCCTAATGTTCCAGCGTTTCTACCCATTTGGTTTAACTCGTTATTTACTTGATTGACTTCATTCCTAGTTGCTGTTGACATCCCATCAATACCGTTACTATAATCACTACTCATCGCTTGCGCTAGTGCTGCTATGTGTATCCCGATATTAGCAAGAGCATTATTTATATTGGTAACACTTTGACTAGTATCGTTCTGCATCTGGGTAGTTTCACTATATAGAGTGGTATGCATTGAGCCTGTAACACTACTAAGATTTTCACCTATGTTTCTTAGCTCATTGTTGATCCGTTGGACTGCTTGTCTAATGTCGCTTTGCATATTGTTTGATACGCTGTCCATGTTATTACCAATGTTGCCTAGTTCCCTGTTTATGTCTTGGACATCACGTCTTACATTACTAGTATCCAATGCGGTTTCTATTACTACCCGTCCGTCTGCCATTTAAGAATCACCTACCTTTTCATTAATTTCTTTTGTGATTCCATTCGACGATGGTAAGCTTCGTATTCCATTTGCTCTCGGATAGCTTTTGCTTCAGGTAACTCGTATAGCTCTTTCATTTGTTTGATGCGTTTACGTTCATCAGCATTAGTACTATCCTTTTTAGGTATTTCGCAAGTACGGTAGTGTATTGCAATTCCCATTGGTGTTTTATCGGAAAGGTTATTGAATAGAGCTAGGAACTCTTCCCATGTTAGCTTTCCTTGTTGTTCTAAGAGGTTCATTCCATAATCGAACAGGAAAGATGCAAAGATCCGTTCCGCGTCTATAACGAAGTCGACAATAGGTATATCTGGATCATTACTGTCATCGTTACCACTAGCGACATTCCTCTTTTTACCTGTAGAGGATAGATCAATATTTAACTTGTCCCTAAGTACGTCAATAAAGAATCTCTCTTTCCTAGCGCCGTCTAGTTGTGCAACTAAAGATTTATCTACCACCAACATATTTAATGCAACGGACGGTCTGGTGTTTTCCGGTACAGTCTTATCCTCAAACAATTCCAATAACATCAGAACATTGTCAAAAGACAGGTTCAACTCAACGTTGACACCTGCCCATGGGTAAACATCTCTATTTCTATCTGTTAACTTAAACACGAGTTTTAATGTTATTCAGATATTTATTTTGAACTTCCTCTGTTTTACTACGTGTCTCTTCTGCATAGATATCAGATAGATAAGTTACTAGCGCCATAAGGTTCATTACTGAACGACCTGCTTTTTCATATAATTCTTCAAACGTTCCATCTCCTAGAAATACCTCTACCACATGTTTAACTAGCTCACGTTGTGTAACTTGCATAGCATCAATCTCTGTATCTGTAATAGTTGTATAATCGATTTCCTTACCCGTTAGTTCTTTCGACTTATCTTCAAAGATACGAAGCTCTTTCTGGTATTTAGCTAATGCATCATCATCAAAATTAACGCGGTATACTTTACCTGCTACGTCTATCTCTTTATAAGTTTTCTCGAAATTAAATTTAAATTGTGTCATGTATATATCTCCTTTTTGATTTACATTTAAATTTATATAAAAAAAGACAGGGAGATTACTCCCCGTCTTGTACAATTTGTCCATCACCAACAAGTGTATGGTCTTCTTCTAAATTATCCCCGTTATCTACAAGTTCTACGAAGCTTGATTTAACGGGTTGTTCAGGGTGTGACAGGTGCTTCTGTAAATGTTGGTAATCCATCAAAGCTGATTGAGAACTCAATTTCCCCTTTAGAGTTAGCATCTCCACCAGGTGCTTTAATTTCCGAAATAGTTGCAGGGCCTTCCCACTTATCGCCGTTTGGTTCAGTAATATAGAAATTCGTTTTACGAGCAGGGCCTACCTTATTTAACAAACTGAAAATATAATCTTGTGCTGCATCTCCATAGAAACGATGACCCTCAAAAGCATAAGCCAGCATATATCCTGTTACATCTCGTTCTGCTGCTCCGCCTCCATCATAGTAGTAGGTTTCTTCGCTTTCCTCGTTCGAATCTGGATCAACCGATGTAATCCCTTTAGCAATACGTACTTTTGTAGGCGTTTGTCCACCAGGAGTAGTATCAATTTCAAATTTATATCCGTGGTTTAGTAAAAATGCCATATATTATTTACCTCCTATTTCTAACTCTGTACTAAACAGAGCGCTGTATATATACTCATTTGCTGCTGTTTTCTCAACGAAATTAGGCTCAACATATACATTGAGCCGTCTTAGTGTATATGAATCGTCAATAGCGTTAAAATTACGCCTTTGAACGTTATTTAACTCTCTTGTTATTGCTTCAATCGCATTCGTTGCTTCTAATTGGTTATCACTTTTAACAAGCAACTGGAATTGTTTTTTTAATATTTCTCCATCAAAATATTGCTCACCAGGAGCAGATGGTGTCATTCTGATGGCAATACTCTTCTTTGGTGTGTTATTAGTGCCTACATCCAAAACATCTGCTTTTACAGGAGCAAACATGATGCTTGGTGGTAGATTAGTAGTTAGGTGTTTTTTTACTGAATCTATCAACCATTTCATGACTATCCTCCTTTAGCGCAATAAAAAAAGCCATCTTTTAAGATGACTTTAAGTGTTTATCTTCTAATTCTTTTCTCGCTTGAATCGCGTCTTCTATATTGTCAAAACGTTTTGAACGGTAGTCCTTACCTTTAACTCTTATATAAGCTATATATTTGTTTGTCCTTTTTTCTAAACAAACACCGGTAACACCTGTAGAATTCCTTGGGCTAACTCGCTTGTTATGTCCTTGTTCTGATAATGTAGCCCATCTGCAGTTAGATGGTTCATAGTTTCCATTTACATCTATTCTGTCAATTGAATGATTTGGAGATGGTCTTTCTCCCATATCTTCTACAAATAAACCTGGTGATTTTCTCCATCTTTCACAAACGGTAATGCCTCTGCCACCATAATTTTTATACTCAGGGTTTTCCGGATTTTCACAGCGACCTATAATATTAATAATCGCTGCGTATTCTGGTGTTTTAGACATGCCATGTGTCTTTGCTCTTTTAGAAGTAGATTCTTTGTTGTAACAACCACATGATACAGTTCTCCCTGTAGCTAAAGCGTTCCGATTAACGATTTTATAATTACCGCATTCACAAATACATTTGAATCTGACATTATTATGTTTGTCATTTTCGACTCTTTCGACTACAGTTAATCTGCCAAAATTTTGACCTATTAAATTACTATTATTTTTTGGCCTTGAACGGCTAAAAAGTTCTGGTGGTCGAATTCCGCGTCTATACCTTCCAAGAATTGTCCTATAATTAACGCCTACATCAGCTGCCCATTCTGACAAATTCTTTTTCTTTCCTTCGTATTCCAAAAAAATATTACTTTTTCTATTTTTCAAGTGATTATGCAGAGGGACTAATACACAATTGTTCGGACTATAATCACGATTAATATCGATTCTTTCTATAGTCATACTATCTTCATATCCTGATTTAACTAACCATTCTTTGAATATAGTATACTCATGCCAATCGTCACATAACTTAATTCCTTTTCCACCGTATTTGTTAAACGACTGATTTTTAGGATTGTAGCATATTTGTTTAATTTGTGACCATAATTTATATGATTTAGTTCCAGTTTCACCATGTTTTTTATCATGATTTTTTTCTTTTTGATAGCATCCGCAACTGATTGTGTTTCCTCTTTTTAAATGATGAGAAGAAACTTCTTTTGTATTGCCACACTCGCACTCACACATGAACATAGTGTAACTATTTTTTCTTCTTGTATAATTTAAAACTTTTAATCTCCCAAATGTTTGCCCACTGATATCAACAAAAGGTCTACCCATAGCAAAACCCCCATAACAGTTATATTATAACCCTTATATAGATTTTACCATGGATACAAACTTTTATAAATTGTTTTTTATAGTATTTTCAACTATTCTAGCCCAATCAGTTACATTCCTAGCTTTTGCGCACTCAAACCAAAGCGATGACGCATTAGGGTTACTGTCACGTGAAAAATTAAAATTCACTCCATAATAAGTCCGCCGCGCATACGGAGTATTCCATTCAATATGACCTTCTCCCGGTCTACTAAAACGAATAGATGAACGCTCCAATTCACCCGTGTCTTTCGGTATAAAGAAGTTACTGTCTTTCAAAACTTGCTGATCTAGTACGAATTGCGTTTTTTGTATCGCTTCTAGTACTCTACTTTCAATTCCACTTGTATCAACCGTGATATTCAATCTAATCATGATAGCAGTGCCTCTATGTGGTGGAGTTTGCTGCGGTCGTAATACTCATTTATTTCATTAACAATCATTTCTTTGCCATTAAAGATGATTTTTGATTTCTCTTTAAATGTAATTGGGGTTGAATGTACTGCATCATGAAATAGTAGCGTCTTCATTACGACACTTTCACCATTGCCACTAGGAGAAACTGTACGTTTTGGTTCAATACGAACCCTCTCGAGTGTTACAGGAGCAGCATAATTATCATTACCGCCCCAAGTATCATCTTCTCCGATGTATTCTCGATACTCTACGGTATGGATTAACAATGAACGTCTGATTGGTTTAGCCATGTACATTCAGTCCCATATACAATAATCCAGTAGGCCGTAAGTAATCCTTAACAGTAATCGCATAACGGTCATAATAGCTAGGTTCCTCCTGTGCTCCTGCACTCATTCCATTCTCAGAATAAGACCCAACAGAAAATCCTCCGCCACCTTCACTTACTGTTGAAGCAGTTTCGCCATTGATGGCTAAAAACTCAACTTGTGCTGCGGTTGCTTTCTTTACTTGTTGCATAATAAAAGGCATTAACTTGTCTAAGTCAACGCCTTGCAATTTATAATTCGTAATATGATCAATTTGGTCACTAGCACGATTGATAAGTCGTTCTAATAACGTTTCATCTGATGCAGGAGTACCTTTGTATTCGTTATTGTAGTAATCAGCATCTATATATGCCATATGATCACCTACTTAACAGAGGATTCCTTCTTTAACTTAGCAATTTCAGATTTAAGTTTGCTATTTTCAACTTTTAGCTTTTCATTTTCGTCTACTACTTGATTGAACTCTGCTAACGAAACATTACGGCCACCCGTTGCGCGTTTGATAATTGTGCCATCTTCTTCGATTTGGTCATATCCATCTGCTAGATAACTATCTAAACGACCCTCATCAATATGAAGTGTCTTATTTAATTTCTGTACCTTTACAACATTACTCAATATTGTTCACTCCTTTTTATAGATAAAAGAGATGACTATATGCCACCTCTTTAAATGTTTTATAGAATCGTTAATTAAGGAGTAGTGATATTAAATTTAATACCATCTACTTTTTTCTGAATAGCGAATACATCCCAGTACTTACGCTCATAGTACAAATATTTCCCTGCTGTTGCTGCTGTTGGCTCATCTAAGTCAACAAAATCATATTTTTGAGGTGAAATAACAGATAACGGATGAACTAGAATCATATTGATTTGTTTAGCTGCTACATCTGGTACTGCTCCGTTAGTGAAATTGTAAGCAGTTTTCATACGAGATGAAGGCACTACTTTAATTGTTACAGCATCAAGATCGTAAATGTTACGATTTGCTGTACCATTGTTAGTATTAAGAACTAACATACGTTGGATTTCTTTAGCTTGTTTTAATAGCTTGTTGACTTGTGGTGTTACATATAAGATGCGACCTTCTTGTGGAACTTCTGAATCATCCATTTCCATCATGAAATCATCGAATGTGCTTAGTACAGTATCAGCAGTTAATGCAGTTGCGTTTGCTGTTTTCCCTGCTCCAGTAAACTCTGAATACAATTTAGAAGCCATGTACTTATCCATTTCTGGGAACTTCTGTTCACTATTAAACACACGAGTAATATTAACAATAGATAATGCCATGTTTGTTTCATCGATGTCCTGTGGGTCTACTAATGTTTTAAATTCACGATCATGTGCAATTGTTTTTGGTTCCCAATCATTATCAGCGCGGCGTGTATAGTTCCCTACTACATCACGGTCAACATCTGTATATCCACCTACTGTAATACGTGGGATTTGGATTGTTTTCGGACCTGTCCATTTAACACTTTGGTTATTTGGTGTATTGTACAGTTCTGCGAAGCTTAATCCAGTCGAAAATTTTTGTTGTAACCCTTGTTGATAATCATGTGCATAGTTTTTAGCCATGTATAAATCACTCCTATTTGTTTTAATTACATATTTTTAAATGCTTCCATAAACTGATCTGATAATGTAGGTGTACTCTTTTGATGTTGACCAGTTGTAAATGTAGGCTTTGGATTCTCTTGAGGTTCTTCCACTACACCTTTAAAGTGAGGGAACTCTTCAACTACCATTTCAATTGCTTTTGTGATATCTACATCATCACTAACCTTTGTTTTTGCTAGAGTAATTACAGCGTTTAGGTTCTTCTCTTCTGTAATTCCCGCCTTAATAGCAGCATTCTCAGCTTGTAAAGAGAAAATAGTATTCTCACTTTCTTTCGCTTGAGTTTGATACGTTGTAAGCTGCTCATTTAACTTATCTTGCTCCGACTTCTGACTGTCCTGCCATTCACGGAACTTAGCAAGTCCATCTTTGGCACTATTGAAATCTTCAATTCCTAACTGTTTTAATAACTTTTCCTGTGCTTTCTTAGCTTCTTTAGCTGCAACATTATTCATATCTTCTTGAGAGAACGTTTTAGGAGGTTCCTGTGCAGCTGGTGGCTCCGGATTTCCACCATTACCTCCTTCTGGTGTTGTTGGTGCAGCTGGTGGTGTAGTGCCTTCTTCACCCTCTCCACTTTCAGCAAAAAACTGTAAATCTAATCGTAATGGTCCTCCAAGCTTAATAGGTGCTTGATAACCCGTTTCTTTTTGTAACATATATATCCTTCCTTTCGGATTGTTCACTTTGTCTTCCGTTTTATTTAACGTCGTTCGCGGATAAACCGACAAAATAAAAAGAACGCATCATATACATTCTCTGTTTAAATTCTTATACAATTTGTTCCCTATTCTTACGACGCGTTCTACCACTTTCGTTTATGAAGTTTCTCATCTTCGCCTGTCGATCTCTTACCTTCTGTTTAGCTTTATTAATAGATACTTCATCTTTCATACCTTCAGCCATTCGTAATTCTTTCTTAGCTCTACGAATGTTTCTTTCAAGTTCTCGTTGTTGTTGGCTTTGTTTATATGCCTTATCTGTTTCTGATTTTGGATAAGGATGATATGTCTTTTTGTTTTTACCTTCGATGTATCCATAGATGACATGGCGACAATTCACACCTAATAAGCCGCTTGCTTCTCCATAACTCGTACTAGAAAACGGTGGATACTTTTTGCTTTTTCCACTTCTGCTGTAAATACGACCTTGATATGGAGCGCAACCAGGTCTAGAGTCAATGTGGCTACTTACTTCAATCAAATCAACCTCGTATTCATCCATTCTAGCGAATTGTGTTTCATTTGCCACTCTGTTTGATGTAGAACGAATTACCGTGTTTACATATCCTTCTGTTGACCATCTGCGCCCTACCTTATCAGTAATAGACGGAATACCTTTTTTGGCCCATCTTGCAGCAGTCTCTCTTAATGCCTGTTGTGGCGTTCTGAGTCCGACTAATACTTTAGCAGTTGTTTCATTCACAATATCTAAAAAACCTTGTCTCGCAGCCGATATCATTGTTGTATTGACTAAATTAAACGCTTCTAACGCAGTTTTTTCTAATGTAAGTAATATTTTTGCTATCGTGTTGCTTTTTTTGACAGGAACAACATCTGCATTGGGTAACATTGCTTGCAACTCTTTATCCTGTGCAGCTGCTCCCATATATCCAGCTTTATATAAAGCCTTCCTCACTTCTTTTTGTGTCATTTTCGCATGTTTAGCAATTATAGAGTAAGATTCATTAGTTAATTTTCCTAACTGCGCCAACTTCTCTATATTCCATTGCTTTATGTTTTCATTGGTTACATTTTCATCCATACGAAGTGCAATTCCCATGCGGTAAAGTATTTCAGCTTCGATTTTTAGGTATATATCAATTACAAATAGTGATAGTTGCTCGATCTGTTCTGGTGTAATCAATTAGATCACTCCAAACCGCTTGTTAAATCAAGTTCTTGCGGCATTTCAGCTTGTTTTTCTTCTTGGATTTCTTTTAATATTCTTTCTGCTTCTTCTTCTGTTACTTTTAAAACCTTCATGATAGCCATTTTCGCAGAAGTTAAACCGCTCATTTTAAGCTTTATCCAATAATCAGCGTTAGTATTTCTGTCCTCTGCAATGCTATCGTCAAAGTTAACCGATACATCGTATTCTTCTGGAGCAGAGTAGAATTCATATAGTTCTGATACATCTAAAATAACTGCAATTAGGTCTTTCAGTGCTTCCTCAATGATCGTGATATGGCCATTACGTGTTCTGTACGTCTTGCTGTTCTGACTAACGACCTCAGTAGCTGTTTTAAGCCCTTGTGAGTCAAAGGTGAATGAACCAGTACTGAATCCTGTTTGCATTGATAGGATGTTTAGTAAGGCGTTGATAGCAGCGATGTGTTCATCTACTCTTAATTCAACGGAAATATCATGAATCTTATTCATAGCTGCAGCGTCATCGAAGTTCATAGCTTCATATACTTCATCGTTAGAATCAAAATATCTCTGCATTTGACCACTTTGTGGGTCAACAATTGTTCTTACTGCGCTTGAAGGAACGATAATACGCTTCTTACCTAAGCGGAACTCACGCTCAAATGAATCAAAAGCAACATCTAATGATTGGATTGTATCCAAAGCAGCAGAGTAAATACTCACCCCTAGCCTGCTTGTTAAGTCAACATTATTCGCTAAGTTAGGCTTTATATAAACAAAAAGAGAACGTTTTAAGTTCTTAATTTCCACTTCTTCTTTTAAATCTGGATACATTCTATCCAGTGAAATCTTAACGCCTAAATCAGAGCCATCTGACTCATATAGTTCATTCCTAATTACATATACATCTTTTTCCCATCTATGCCATTCGAGCAGCGTATACTTTTTGTTGTTTTTTCTGCTCTCATTAATGAAAATACCTTCTGTAACTGTCTTTCCATCATCAGCAGTTGGTATAAAGCAATCTGCATTGACGAATCCAATGCGAACGCCTTTTTTATCTGCATATACCTTTGCAACGATTCCACCGATAGCAAACATGTATTCTAGATAGTTTTGAAACTGTAGGTAAAAGGAACTGTTTTTGAATACCTCTTGTACATAATTGTGTGTTTCTTCATCGGATAAGCTAATTTCACACTTTTCATTGAAAACAAGGTTCGCCATCTCAGCAGAAATTACTTTCGGCATACCTAATGTTCTCATTTGGCGCTTGTGTGAGTTGCCATCTACTGTTTGATACGTGACATCATGCCATTTAGGATAGTACCCCATGTATAACTGCTTCCACTTTTCAATATTGTTATACATTTTATCTGTCATCATGACATCTTTCATATCTGTTACTTTTTCGATTCCACGTAGTAGTCCCAATTTCGCAAGCCACCCCCTCACTTTTGCAACGATGTTTCCAAACATGTTTTCACCGCCTAATATTTTAATCCTAGTTTTTGTAGATTATCTTGAACATAATATTGAAAGGAATCGACTGTGTGATCATCTTCTTTAATAACCTTTGGATCATCGCTTTGTAGTGTATTTGCATCCCATTGATACTTTCTATGTTCTTCAATAAATATTTGATTAGCAGGAGTATTCAACACGAAAAAACGTCCTTGGGCCATTAAGTCCTGGACGTTATCAATCATGTCTATTTTCTTTTTCTTCGCTACAGGATGTAATCTGATCCCATAATCCTTAAAGAATTGATTACGCAGCGCACCTTCTGCCGAGTCAATTGTTTGTTTATCGAAGAATCTATTGTAAACCTTAACGGTACTATCCATCCATTCTTTCAAGTCCTTAGATAATTCACTTGGCGCTTTCTTTACTACTTTATTAGCAGGACTGTAATAGTACGTATCTAGCAATATAACGTTTCTTTTCTTAGTAAAACCGATTGCTAAATGAGTCGTTGCAGATACCTGGTGCCCTGTATCGCTTGCTGTATCGATAAGTATAATGTCATCATCGTTCGGTAATTCATCGATTAATTGGATGTGATTCATGTTATATACCATGTCGCCTAAACCGATAACTTCACCGCCATACATCCAACGCCAATAATCCAAGTCGTGCACCTTATACTTCTCAATCTTTCGTATCATTTGCTGAGATAAGAATCCCTTTTTATCATCCATGTACGTTGAATGGTGGATGAAGTAATCCTCATCATTAGCCTTGCTATCTAACCACTCATTAATCCAGCTGTATGGATTCCTAGGAGGATTATATGAGAAGTATACTTTTACTTCTTTACCTTCTATCTGCTGGCGAATGAAGGTATCCTCAACAATATCTATATCCTCTACACCAGCAAACTCTGCTGCTTCCTCATACCATAGCGCCATGACGTATCCTTTTGCAATCTTAGCTGACTTTAGTTTTAGTGGATCGTCGCAGCCATAAAAGTAAAACGCAGTATTAGTTTGCTTATGCCTTATGATTAATGGCGACTTACCAAAGTAAAACTCACTTTCAACACCAAGCATATAAATGGCCCATTTAATTTGCTCATATATAGATGTAGAAAGGTACTTACCGACTTTTCTCAAGCAAACTACATTGCCCTGGTCATCTTCTAAGAAATCCGTTACAAGCTTCATAGAAATAACCGATGACTTCATTGAAGAACGGCCGCCCTTTGCAACGATATGTGATTCATCAGCAAGCCATAGCGAATAGAAATTGACGTTCATCAAGTCCATGATGTTAACTGTCTTGGTCATTTTCCATTGCCTTCCTCATGGCTTCCTTATCGTTTACAATAATGACACGGTTACCATTACTGGAGTCGTCTGTGAGCTCCTTAATTTCAGCTTTCGTCTTCTCAATTCCCAGTCTCATTTGCTCTAACTTCATCCGTCTTTCATCATCTATATTAGCTAACTTATTAAACCGCTCTATCATGGATGTTAATGTATTCGTTGCCTTCGCATAAGCATTGAGCAAATTTGCTTGTTTATCCCAAGCAAATTGTACAGTATAGGCTTCTCCACTCATCGATTCGCTGATAGTCTCTTTAGACATGTCATTTGGACCACGCACATGCATAATACGTTGCGAATTGAGGATATTGAAATATTGCAATTGAATAGAGTTCCATAGTATATCTAATTCACTATGATTCTCTATTTCTTCAAGTAATTCCATTGCACGCAGATCATCTTGAGGTATTATCTTCCTAAATAGACCATGCTTAACTGCATTTGTATTGCGAGTCGGAGCAGCTCCACCTTTATTTCCTTTTGCATACTGATTACCTTTAGGTGCTGGTTTACCAGGTTTCTTCCTTGGTTTGGAACGTTCTGTATCTTTCGGAACGTTCTTTTCATTTTTATGGAACGTTCCATTCAATTTATCGTTCCACTTATCTTTATTTTTCCACCCTCGAACTGTACCTTCTGAGATACCAAGTTCTTCTGCAATCTCAACAAGTGGTTTATCACCTTTACTTGTTTTGTATATTTCAAATGCTTTGTCTCTGTCTGGGCTTCGTTGCCTAGCCATATTCACCACCTCGCGGTAATTCCTTTATAAAATAAAAAAGCAGCGGCTTCGCTACTTTAATTGTTTATTATTTGCTTCATATTCTTTTATGTAGCGGTATAGTGTAGCCCTTGCTACATCAAACATCTCGCATACTTCTTTTTTTGTTTTACCAGCATCAAGCATTTCCATCATACCTTTGATTTGTTGAGGTGTATGTGCTTTTTTTCTGCCGCCTTCTCTTCCTCTTGCTTTTGCAGCAGCTACACCACTTATAACACGCTCATTAATAATTGAACGCTCCATTTCAGCTACTGCCCCGAATATATGAAATAAAAATTGCCCCATTGTAGTAGAAGTATCAATACCATCTTTAATAGATACAAAATTAATTCCTTTTTCATTAAATTCTTGTAATAAGTTGGCAAGTTGGTGCATAGTTCTTCCTAATCGATCTAACTTGTAAACAACCAATTTATCACCTTTACGAAGTTTACTAAGAAGCAGCTGAAGTTCTTTTCTATCTTTCCTTGCTCCGCTTTCCTTCTCACTAACTATTTCGTCACAACCATACTTATTAAGTTCATCATATTGCATATCTAAGCTTTGCTGTTTTGTTGAAACCCTTGCATAACCAAATATCATAGAACCATCACCCTTTCTCTTATGGTTCTATCGTATCAATTTCCTGTATCAAAATCAATTGTTTTTGATACATAGTTTTGAGAAAGTTAAAACGTTGATTTACTGTATCGTTTAATCGTGTATCGAAATGAAATGTTTTTGAGACATCATTTTTCTTTCATGCGATGTTCTATTCCAGCCAAAGCAGATTGAATAAAAATCTTTTCCTCATCTCCTACTTGAGATAATAAATTATCGACAACTTGTTTATCTGCATTAGCCAACAAAATGACAGAAATATTTGCAATACCATTTACATATGATGTTGCATCTTTTATCTGGCCATCAATTTGCATAGTGAATGTTACATTCAATGTTTAACACCTCACGTTTCACTTACATTTTGTTAGTAGTGTTTGTTTTGTTAACTATCTCTATTTTAGTTCAAGCTCTTCCCAATCTTCCGCTAAGATATCAGAAACACTCGGCACCCACATAGCATGTGAACCATCAGCACATTTAAGTTGCAAGTATGGTCTACAAATAAATAAGTCCCCCTCATTCATTCCCCATGCTTCAGCAGTTTGTTTATTACATGGAATTCCTTGAGGATAGCCCTTCTGATAAACAGCAAACATCCCTTTACCATTCCATCCTGAACGAAATACTTTCGCTCCTTCTTTTAATCGCTGTAATGCCCAGCCGAAATCACCAATAGTTGCATTCATAATATTTCCTCCTCTATTTTCGTTCGTTGTGTTCGTTTGTTTTGTTAGAAATCTTCTTCCATACCACACGTTGGACAAAAACTAATATCACAACATGGGCATCGTACCCACCATTCATTACAAGTTGGGCATTGATCCATTCTCCTCACCCCTTATCATCCCTTATCTACAATTCAGTTCATTTTCTCTTATCGCTTTCAGCTGCTCCATTTCCTTTTGCACTGATTCAAGATTACGGAGACAATCCTCCGCCCATTTATCTTCTGATTTCCTGTCCCATCCGATTCTATAAGCAAAATAGATTAGCAGAAAGGTAACCAGTATACCTGCAAAATACCCTAAAAAGAAGCTTAACCACGTCATGCTATCACTTCCTTCGTAAAATGAAATAAGACGCTATACCGACCACGGTAGCACCTATAATAATGGAAACTATTTTGACCATTGTTGCTTCATTCCTTTGAGCACTCGTTCAGCAATTTTCTCTTTTTCATCTTTTGTTAAGTTAGGAGCATCAATCGTAACGCTATAGTTATTTTTTTTCGATTCTGTTTTGCTAGACTTTAATGCAGCATAGATTACAGCTACACCAGCACCAACAAATGTCACTTTAATTACGGTATCTAATATGAGTGATGACCACATTAGGAAATCAAACACTATCATTCATCCTCCTATTCAAATGTCCATTTTGTTCAATTGTTTAATATGTAATTTCTATATAACAACGAAAAAAGCACCCATTTTTGATGCTATATATTCATTAATACTTTTCTTCCTTCACCGTGTACATATCTACCAACAATACACGCTTCTTCCAGTCGTTCCATAATTTTAGCAGCTGCAACATATCCAATAAGAAATTTGCGTTGTAAATCAGTTACATTAACTACCTTTAAGGTAACAACAAATTGTTTAGCCTCTTCATAATGCTCACTTGCCACTTCATCACTTAATCGTGCCCATGACATATAATCACCATCTTTTTTAAATAATAGAAGCCACCACAGTTAAGTGATGGCTCACGGCTTATAAAAATATTAAAGTGGATGGGAGAAACCTCATTCACGAAAGGGGATTTCGAAAATGAATCAATTTAAGGCTAAGAATACTCTCAACCTTCTCCAAGCCACCGTATCAACTAGTATGGCTACACGCCCTGTGTTCGGTGACTGGGAGAAGAGCAAGAGTCTTTCGTGCGGACTCTCACCGCCTAATCAGGTCCCTTTCACTTGTCTTCCCGTTTATACTCCATAGAGTCGTGGCTACAGGGAGTCGAACCCCTCTTTTATGTGCGTATTTCGTGCACCTGGCGCCTACCTTCCACAATGTTCAATTTGCACTCAGTCGTGCGGGGAGCAAGTCCCAAAATATATGCCGCGCTCATTGCAGCTTTGAGGTTCCCGTTCCTCTTTCAACATACAGCGTACTATATGCTCAAAGAGAGCTATGGGAACTCTCTTGTTTATACTCCGTAGAGTCGGTCAATACTTCAGCTACCGCCTTTGCTGACCGTTTCTGATATAGTCGATATCATTTCAAAGACATGGAAAGAAATCCATGTATCAAGACGCATAAACTTATTCCGGCGCCTTGCGTGAACCAATACAATGGGAGGATAGATGGGATGGCATCGTATTGGCTCAAACAAAGAGCGGAACTCTTTGCATAGCGAAAATTCGTGAGTAATCGCTATAGTGTAATGTGTCCAAATTAACGAAAGATCATGTTTTTCATATCAGCTTGTTCAAATTGTTCTCATTACTATACTTGTACCGAAAACGCGGTGTTCATTCAATCATATGAACCATCGCCCTTCCATCTTCGAATACAGTATTTTTAATAAAAACTTTGGAAAATAAACTCTATGACAGGAGTTTTACTACCTTTGAATACACAAACAGGTGGATGCTTGTATGTTCAATGAGAAGTAAAACAGTGTAACGAATGCGAGCAATATTACACCCGCTACACTGGAATATGTCTTAATTAATTTTAAACCTTTTAGCAATCCTTTTCTTCTTTAAAGGGAATCTTCTCACCCTTCACCACGGATTTTTACCGCCGACAGCCTGCACCTATACACTTTGTTGCAGTAACGTTTTGTTAATGGGGTTATTCTGTAACGGATTGTGATTACTGAATAAGTACGCTATCCCCTTTGTTATGCCGTTTTCAAAGAACAAATAACTTGTAAGATAATGATAGTTTGAATAGCGCATTTGCTTATCCGCTCCTTTATCGTTAATTTATCCGCGTTTTATCCGTGTTTTCCACTCAAAACATTCTTCTATTGAACCAAATACTATATCACCCTGTTCATCTTGCAAAAATGATTTTATATCCTTTCTCAATGCTTCGTCGTCTACTAAATAATAGAGTTTAAGCATCTTATTTCTATAATCAAGAAACTTCCTTTCAAATAGCTCTGCCTTCTTCTCCTGTCTTTTTGCATAAGACTTTAACCTATCTGTATTCATTTCTCTTCCCTCCATTTATATAATTCTTAATGCCGTAGCAATTGCCATAATCGCATTTTTCTTCTGAGCATAGAACCAATTGTTTTCTAAAAACATTTGAGCTTTCACATTCTTATCACTTACCATTCCACTTTTAAGATACTTCCGCTCAATGATTTCCCTTTGCTCTGGATCTAACGCATGCTCTATCGCTCGTTTAATTTGAGTATATTTGTAATCATTGATTTTCTTAGTGTCACGTAATTCAGGAAACAAAGAGATATTTTGATTTGCGCATTCCTCCTGGTTTTGCATACGAACCTTTAAAACTCTGTAACTGAATAACTCTTTCGCTACCTCTTTTTGTATCAGTTTGTACTCCTCATTTGTGATTTCTGGAAAGAATGCTAATTGCTCCACCTGGAATCCCCCTATTTCGAATTTGTTTTTTAACATCACATAAGGTACGTGAAATTTTACTATCTATCTTCTGAATAAGGGAACGATGACTACAATACAGCCCCCACCACACTGTGAGTCATGGTTCCGTTATCCATTAAGCTGTTTGTTTTCGATTACCTCTTATTTTCTTATCCTCAATCCATCCTTCACTAAATAACCGTTTCAATTCCTTAAACTTAAAGGTCCCGTACATCCAAACTTTATGACGTTCCCATCCAAAACCTGGTTCATCACGATACAAAAAGCATTCTTTACTTCCTGTACGTCTTTTCATCCATTCAGCTCCTTTATGATCTCGTCCATTGCCTTGTATCCTTGTCCCATATCACAACGATTAACTCTTGTTTATGCAGATACTCCCATAACTTCTTTCTGAGCGGGAATCCTTCATTGATTGCCTTCTTACTTCCTTTCACATCCACCACTTCTATCTGGCCATCTGAGTACGTTACTTTAAAATCAGGAGTAAACTTCATAGCTGACTTTTTAGACTTACCATTCTTCGTTATGCTGCTCTTAATCTCAAAAGATGGTATTAGTTCATATTGAGGATGGCACTCAATGTGAGCGACATCCTCCTGTTTTTTTAAGTACTTGTAATAATCTGCTTCTGATTTTGAATCAAACGTTATTCCATCGATAACAACGGATTTACTATTAATCTTTGGTTTAGCTTTTACTTTTCTCTTTCGTTGTGTCTTCATTGATCTCTTCATCAATCCAAACTCCTTGTACCTTTATTCCTTTTAGTTCATCTATGTCTAACTTTCTATTGGCCTTTGTCTGTGTTAGCTTTAATGCTTCTCGTAACATCCCCATCTCTTAACCTCACTTTCTATTCCATGCACTCCTTACACTCTTCAAGGAAATCAATAACCTCTTGTACCTGATCTTTCGTTGTAATAGTCTCCATTAGATATCCTGCTATATCATAAACTCCTATATTTTTATTTTTGAATTCCATTTGCAACATTCCATCTTCGCCAAATAATTTGATATTTTCTTCCATTCTCCTAACCTCGCTTTCTAACCAAAGGATTATTTGGTTGAGTTTTAGATACTCTCATTGATTTTATCGATAAGCTCATTTAATTCTGATTCAGTTTCCATATCCGCTGTATTATCAGCAATTTCTTGTAACTTTGTAGACAGTGCTAATAAGAACCTTGTTGATGCTTGCATTTCCCTCTACCTCCTACTTCATTTTCAATATTCGTTCCATATTCTCTAGATAAGTTTTCAATATCAATTTTGATGTTCTTCCATCACTGTATTCGTATCTTCTTTTTAACCACTCATACCATCCTTGAATTTGTTGTTCTTTTGTTTCCTTTGATTTATCCATCCTTCTTCCTCCCATGAATAAAACTCAATATTCCGTCCATACTGTAGATATAATCTTTCTCCAGTTCCCCATTGGAGCCGAGCAGTTAGCTTTTGCTAGCTGCTCTTTTATGCTAGTGATGAATCAATTAGTAACGTTGTATTTTCGCTTGAATGAAAATCGCAAGCCGCTTCAAAATAATGTTTCCCACCGTATTTTATTGTCGCATTTATATACATTCCAAAAGCTACATCCTTTTTAAGCTCTTCCGCCTTACCTTCTGCCATAACCTCAGCTATTGAGTTACCACCGACTTCAGTTTGATAAATTTCATACGCCTTTTTCTCACTTTCTGCTGCAACCATAGCCCAATATTCATGATTATTAAACTCAAAGTATTTCATATCCATTCCCCTTTCTTTTACTAGTTGTCCTTTTTGTTCTTCACGAGTTCTTTCAGTTGATCTAGTGTATCTAACATATTTCGATTTCCTAATTCTCGCTTTTCTTTTTCTAACTCTTTTACTTGTTTCCGTAACTCTTCAACTTCATTCTGTAGCTTGCTGCATGTCTTATGAGAATGAGCAAGTTGCATCCTTAAACCATCTCTGGTTCCACGGATTCTGAAGCATTTCCCATGAAAAAAATCATTATTTTCATCCATTTCCCATTCATCTTCATAAACAGCATCTTCACACAGCTGACACCATCCAACGATACAGCCCATTGCCATTAGGTCACCTCATTTCTCTACAAAATGAAATTTTTATACTAATCTCTTTGCTATTTCATAAATGACTGGTACGGTCACTGAGTTTCCTGCTTGTTTATAAAGTTGAGAATCCGAATTTACTTCCTGTGCTTTATCAAATGCCCAATCCCAATCTATGTCAATCTCCAATAAACTCTTCTTCTCCCCGTACATGAATTTTTGTATGACAACTTCTACAAAGTAGGATAATGTTCGATAAATCGTATCTAGATTCTTCGTGTTCAACACTTCTTTTGTGATGCGCATGGAATTCTGATTCGTCTTCACATCTTTTTCCACAGCGTTCACAACACTCTCTATCTTCGATAATCCATCTTCTGATTTCAGCCATTCTTTTATTGTGTTCATATGTGACTGATTGGTAGAATTTATTTCCGTTCCACTTCGGACTATTTTCTCCTGAATTAGATTCATACCAACAATCAGGGCTACAAAACTTTCTGTCCGAATAGGCAGGTGATACATATCGTTCACCACCACACCATTTGCAAATTTGTAGGATTTTTCTTGATTGCGTATTACTAGAGTTTTTCCCTCGTAGCTTATATGCACATTGTTTTGAACATGTTTTTCTTCTCTTTTTGTGTTCGAATCCTTTTTCGCAAACTTCACATTGCTGATACATAAATATCCCTCCATCTTTATTCTTGGAAAGCCCTGAAGTCTCCAACATTCTCTTGGTGTTAATCTGCGAATTCGATAAGGTGGTTTATTTTCGATTGTCGCTTGATTACAAGCTGTATCCAATGTTTGAGCAATTCCTTTTCCGACTCTTCCTCTTCTTGTTTTACTTCCAGGTACAGAGAAGTTAATACTATCGCCAATTTTAGCTTCGGCATAACCTTGCTTGGTAGCTTCTCTTATCAACACGCCATGTCTATCTTGTGCTGTTAATGTAAACATCGGTTCTCCAGGTTCTTTTATCCGTCTTCCATTCTGTCTCTTTTCTGCTCGATCTGGTGTAAGGACTGGTTGAATAATTTTTAATCCTTCACCTTTATTTGTTGTTAAAGTAGGCGACAATCCATCAAAGCTATATACATTTCCGTTCATTCCATTACCAGATGGATTGATATTTCCTACTCGCTGAACACTAACCGTTTCACAGCTTCTTCCGATAGGAAATACTTCTCTGGTACCTCGTCCTCTAAGATGTCCAATAATGAACACCCTCTCTCGATTTTGCGGGACTCCGTAATCTTTGCTGTTAAGTAACTGCCATTCCGCATCATACCCCAATTCATCAAGCGTGGAGATGATTGTTCTAAATGTGTTCCCTGAGTCGTGATTGAGTAAGCCTTTGACGTTCTCAAGGAATAAATATTGTGGTTGGATTTCTTTGGCGAATCTAGCAATTTCAAAGAACAAAGTTCCTCTAGTTTCTGCGAATCCCAATCGCTTTCCGGCAATTGAAAAGGCTTGGCAGGGAAATCCACCACAGATAATATCGACCTTTCCTCTAAGTGATCGTAAATCGTTGTTTGTAACGGTTGTGATGTCATGTGCCGTCCACTCTCCTTCTATATTGTGTATTGCTTCGTAACTTTTTCTAGCAAACTTGTCCCATTCCACATACCCTACACATTCATGACCAGCGGCTTCCATTCCTAATCGGAAACCGCCTATCCCTGCAAATAAATCTAGGAATTTCAAATACTATTCCCCTTTCTTTACAATATCGCCATTCCTAATTCTTGTAGCGATTGCCCTTTGTAATCTTTCGCTAATTGGTCTTGGTTCATCATTAATTAATCCGCACTTAGGACAATATTTTATCCACCGTTCCAATAGTTTACTGTAATCAAATCCCCTAAAATCATGTTCGCAGTTTTCATTTAACATCTGATTCCCTCCATTCTCCTTTTCTAATAAAATAGCGTTTTGGTTCAAATTATGATTTAATGATTGTCCATTCCCCTGAATCGATATGATTTTGAGCTTGCTCCATGCTAATTGCACTACCAGAACCATCCGAATAAACAACTTGAATCTTCCCAGTCATGAACCCATCAAAGTCATGATCGTATGAAATCAATGCATTCCCTAAACCACGTACTTTAACAAATTCGCAACCGTCGATATCCTCTACAAGAAATCTTGATTTTGGCTTAATCACTTTCACTTCATGTGGTACACCGGATTCTCTAGTACAGTATTCCGCATCACGATATGCATCAAAGATATTTTCATGTTCGCACATTAATTCTCCACCTAAATACATTCCAAACTTCATATCTCTCATTCTCCCTTTCTCCAAAATAAGGATTTGGTTAAATTACTTAATGTACAATTTCACTTTCCTCCTCAAATATCCAATCAATATCAACATTTTCAATCGGTGGCATTTCTCCTAATCGTTCAAATGCCGTTTTTTTCATTTCCTTAAGACGATCATCAAAATCTTTTGTACTCTCAATAATTCTCTTTAGATGTTCACCAACTTTTTCAAAA